GAACGAATGGGAGGACGAGATTAACCGCGGCCCCAACGTGACCCGTGCGAAGCTGACGCCCGAAGAGTTCACTGCCCACCTGCAGAAGGTGTACGACGGCCCTAACGGGTTTGAAACCGTACGCGGGTTCTGCCACTACCTGATGCACGAAGAGGGCCTGATCGACTGGAACAAGACCAAGCTGCCGCTGCCGCTGCCCGAAGAGTTCTTCGCCGAAGCTCCCGAAGAGCGCAAAATACCGTCCAAAGCCGTCATCCAGGCAGCCGCCAGGGCGTCGAAAAAGGGCAGTGGCGTACACAATACGAGTTGCTCCCAGTTGAACAAGATTCGCACCGAAACCGTCGCGGCTCTTGTCATGCGTGGTGCCGATCCCCAAAAGCTGGGCCTGGCACCGCAGTCGCACCATGCCAACGCGATCTGCGAATCCGAGGCGGTCGAGGCCGTCACCGTCCAGTACATCAATCATCGTATGATGGAAGTGGTGATGATCCTCGGCCCTCTCGGCAAGTCCAAGACGTACCGTGCGCTGTCGGCAACCGGTGACGAAATGTGGGTGCATCCCGCGCAGATCGTCAACGTGCGGGAAGACGTGACGGTCGGCTTTGCCGAAGTCCTCGAGGCCGCCAACGACCAACTCCACCTGGGTCGCAATCCCACCGCACTCCTCTACTTCATGAAGGAGTACAACGCCTACCTGACCTACGGCGGCAACGTCTACACCGCAGGCAGCCGCGTGCCGTTGTTCACCGCCGACAAGTCGGTCATCAAGGATCTGGAGAATCAGCCGGGTGTCGTCGAGCGCCTGATCTGGGACAAGGGCAGCGACCTGTGCAAGGTGCTGTGCGTCGAATCCGATCCGGTCGTCCGCAAGCTGCAGGTCGAAATCAACTTCGAGGATCGCGCTCGCAAGCTCGAAGACGTCCTGAACTGATCCATCCCAAGGCCCCTGCCCTAACCCGGCAGGGGCTTTTTCGTTGTGGTGAAGATACCGTGAAATCTCAAACCCGAACTGTTCGCCTCTGAGGCGCTGTCTGACACGGCTTGTTAGCAAGACTCTTGACGACTCTAACAGACTGTGTTATACTGAAAGTGCGACGAATCTAACAGAAACAACGATTCGGGTTTGCGATCCTACCAAAACTACAACATCAAGGAATTGCTAAAATGAAGACCCTGACTTTCGCTGCTGCCAAGAAGATCATCAAGAGCGTTGCCGACGAGCGCAGCATCTGGAACCAAAGTAGCAGCTTCCACCGCGGCGGTTACTGCGTCCTGTTCGACCGCTGGAACAACAATCGCGGTCATCACGTCAAACTGGAATTGACCTTCATTCAGAGCGGCGCGGTCCTGCTGGCATGTGTCGGCGCGGTCGACACTCACACGGGCCGCGACTACGAATCGAACTTCATGCGCGGTCCTGAACTGCGCGCGGCAATTCAGGTTGCGGCCCAGACGACCGGCCTGAGCAAGAAGCAGGCGAGCGAAGTCATCGCGTATCTCGACGCGCTGGTCGCCTGATTCAAACTCAAACCCGAATCATTCAATCTACAGGGAATTCACCAATGTCCAAGTTCAATCGCAACAAGCTCGACCTCGTCGACCTGCTGGAAACCGCCGACCACTTCATGTCCAAAGCGGGTTACATCACCACGCTGCACGCGAGTCGCCGTCGTCGCGGCAAGCGTCGTAACCCCGAAGTGACTGCCGAAGGCAAGCGCATGATTCGCGCCGATGACGGCAAGCGCTGGAGCTACGTGCTGACGTTCAAGGTCATCAAGGATCAACTGATGGCTTCCTTCTGTGTCGAAGGCGATCACGCGCAGAACGAAGACGCGCCGAGCCATTTCAGCGTCTTCGCTCAAGGCAGGCTGCTGCGCAAGAACATTGTTCGGATCTGCAAGAAGGCTGGACTGCCGATGGCTCTCGCCAACGACGTGTGCGCCGCGCTGGACCGTATCAAGGGCTAAACCCGAAACACTCCGCTTCACCAATCGAATCTACTACTCTCTGGAGAACACCATGTCCAAGTCTGTCGCCATCAACGCCAACAACCTCAACGCCAAGCAACTGATCGACGCCGTCACGAAGCGCGCCGAGTTCGACTCCATGGAGGTTGTCAACGCGCGCTCCAAGTTCAACAAGCACGCGGTTGCCATCGAGTTCCCCGCCGTAAAGGGCAAGAAGAAGGCTGAGTGGATGCCGACCCTCGTTTTCATGGCCCACGACATTGACGGGTTGACTGCTCGCCTCCATCTGGAAGAGTGGGAAGGTGAAGGTTACATCGAAACGGAATACACCAACGGCGCCAAGCTGCGTAAGCGCATCCAGAAGGCTGCGAAGAAGGCTGGCATCAAGAAGAAGGCGGTCAAGGACTTCACCAACTTCCTGGACAGCCTCGTTGGCTAAACCCGAAGAGCGCCATATCAACCAAGTCGAATGTGAGTCTACAATGTCTACGATCAAATCACTGAACATCTACAACGTTGCCGATATCGGTCAGTACGTCGAGCGGGTTATCTCCGACGTCCGTGAGGCTCACATTCGCACTTGGTTCCGTACCACCTACCTGCGTTGGTTCCGGCACGAATCGGACAACGTGCGTATCATGGTTCCGGGCGTGTTTCGCAACCTGCACGAACCCTTCGGCCTGCGTTCGACAAAGACGGACGTGCTGGCGACGTCCTTGAAGCATGACGTGTTCCACTTTGTGGACGATTACCCCACGGAGCAGTGGGCCATCGACGCGATGCTTCACGGTAAGCTGTTGTGGTGGGTTGAGCCGCGTCGTCGCGCGACGGACATTCTGCGCCACTGGATCGACTTCATGCGCACGCTGCCTGCCGATAAGCCGATTCGCCAAAGCGTTGACGCCATGATCGAAGCCGTGCGGAAGTACGATGAAATGCTGGAGCGCCAGAAGTTGATCGACAACCTCAACGACGGCGTTTTGAAGGTTCACGAAGATCCGCAACGTGGGTTCCAGATAGTTCGTCTCGACACGAGGGAGGCAGTGCGCGCCGAGGGCGCCTACATGAAACACTGCATCTGGACCAGTCGATATGATTTGCGCCTGCACACTAGGCTGTTCTCAATCCGTTCAATCGAAACTGGTTTGCCGCTAGCCTCTATTGAAGTGCGCGCCGCCTCGATCAGGCTGCCTGCGGACAAGGTCAAGACGTTCTGCGGCTTGTCGGTATTCAAACGCGAGTTCATGGACTTCGACGGTTATGTGCTTGTGCAGGTCTCAGGGCCGCGCAACCGTGAAGTCGCTGACGAAGTTCTCGCCAGTGTCAACGAGTGGTTTGTTGATTCCTGCGATCATCGGGTCAACTTGGTATCTCCTCCGCCGGAAGGAAATCCGACCTACGTCTTCGAGGTCTCCGGCAAGAGTGAATACGGTGACGACGATGACGATGGTGAAAACGACGCCCACTTTGACGACGGTGAAGCTGACGGCGAGGACGATGATGATGACGCCGAGGACGAAGCCGAACCGGAAAACGACGATGACAAGGACAAAGCCGAGGACGAGGACTTCGACGACGAAGCCATCGAAGAAATCAGTGCCGCCCTTGATTACGTCGATGACTAACTGAAACACCTACAACTTTCTACAGGAAACACCCATGAACACCCAGACGATCCTCACCCAGAACAATAAGCACTTCCTCCTCAGCGAAGGCGCAACCAAGATCGTCAAGGCGCTCCAGAAAGCAGGCGACAACGGCCTGACCTATGCCGAGCTCCAGACGAAGACTAAGACGGCACAGGCCTCCATCTACGTGTTCGCGCAGCGTCTGCGCGACGCCAAGCTGGTCGACACGAAAGAAGGCACCATCAAGCGTCTGGTGTTGAAGAACGCCAAGACTGTTTCCATTGGAAACGCAACCCGACTTTGAGGTAAAGAACATGGACAACAGGAGCCAGTGGCACGTACACAGTAACGCCGCAGTACGGATGAACGGATCGGGTTCAAGCATAGCCGATGAAGTTCAGGTCACCTACTACAACAACTGCGGCCTACAACCACGTAGCGAAGACACGCTGCGACACAAGATGGCTGAGCGCGTTACGTCGCTTCTGAACCAGTTGCCTCAGGACGAATTTGGCATGCCCTGCTTGCCTGATGACTTCGAGAGCCTGCTTCGCAAAGCGAAGAACTGGGACGACCTGCAGGAAGTGCGTAGACAGTCCTACGCCAACAGCACCGATCCTGATCCAATGTGGAAGCGACTGGCGCTGCAGGGCAAGGTAACAGATGCGATCAAGTCGCACCGCATTTTGCACGGTAGCAGTCTCGCCGAATCGCGCGACGTTGTGAACCACTACATCAACAATCAGAACAAGGGCGGCGACACCTCGCTGAACTCCGTTCTGGAACGACCGTAAATAGGAGAACACCGCAATGAACGTCAAGAACACCGAACTGCCGCAGAACGTGAGCGACACCCTGAACAAGCTGGTCGGCACCCTGAACGAACAGGATCGCCTGCGTCTCGCAACGGCCCTGATGCTGTCGATCCCGCACACGCTGATGGGCCCGACCATCGGCGCAGCGAACAACATGATCCACGCTGACGCCAACATGGATCGCGCCCATGAAGTGCTGCGCGTCTTCTCGCACGTGGAACGCGACGTTCGCTTGCACGTCGAGGCGCTGGTGAAAACCGGTGTGGAACTCAGCACTCTGGCCACGGTGCTGAACTACGTGAAGCCCGACCCCGAGCCGGTAGAGGCTTGACCGCATGGCGGCCGCAGTACCAACGAAAGCGCAGGCAGCAAAAGCGTGGCGCGACCTGAAAGCCGCCGAGTCGGATATGGCTCGGCTCAAGACGTACAAGCGCATGGATCAGTCTATGCGCTCTCGCTACAACAGGATGCGGGACCTCCACTTTGAGAGCGAACGCATCCTGACCGCATTCTTCTCTGGCAAGCCCTACACGGCGCCTGCTGCCGAAGAACCCATGGACGACAATCTGCCGTTCTAACCGAAGTACAATCCCTAAAACTACAACAAGAGGTGTCATATGAAATACCGTATCGCAATCATCGTCGCAGCCGCATTGGCAATCACTGCCTGTTCGGAGAGCAAACCCGAGCCGGCGAGCATCGAACGTTCCTTGCCTCACTTCATCGTGAACTGCAAGGAACAGTACAAGCGCAACAACAACCAGACCATCGACACGCCGCTGATGTTCCAGTATTGCGGCTGTCTCAGCAACACCTGGGCGGCCGAGACCAGCAACGGTCGCACGGAGCAGAACAAAGTCTTCCAGAACGAAATGCTCGCGCGATGCCGCGAAGTCACCGCCGTCACGCAGCCGAAGGGGAACTGAACATGAAGCGCACCATGATGCTGCTCGCACCGACCGCCGTGCTGCTGATTGCAGCCGCCTGCTCCAACAACGAGGTCGCTACGCGGCCTCCGAACCAGCCCGACTTTGTTCTCCAGTGTCGGGCCGACATTCACAACATGACTGGCTCCAGCAAGGTCAGTCCTCTCGCTGACGCCTATTGCCTGTGCGTCAACGTTGAAGCACTGGATATCAGCGGTGGCTACGCTCGCAGCATCAACCCGAGCGAACGCAACACCATCGTGTCCATGTGCCGCGAGAAAGCGGAGCTCAACGTAACCCAACGCCCGGTGAATTGACATGGCCGCTTCCAGGAAGAAGACGACGTTTCAGGTTGCAGTCGATCTGGAGGACGTCAACACCAGCGACTGGTACCCGCTTGAAGGTACATCGGCAAATCCGGTACCGGAAATGCTTCCGCACTTGATGCACTCCGGGTCCTACGAAAGTCTCACGATCAAGGTGCGTAAGCGTATCAAGGCCGAGGCGCGTAAGGCCCGCCGCGAAATGAAGTACAAGATCGCGGTGGAGGTTCTGCACTACGATCCGACCGACATTGACGAATCCATCGGCACGTTCTTGGTCGCCAACGTCACCATGTGGTAACAGGCTTCAACATCCCTCAACTACCCAAACTACAACAATGCCCCAGAATAATCGTCCCTTCCTGAGCATCGAAGACCTGGTAGCAGCGGCCCTCGATCACGACTACGTGTCCAACAATCGCCGTCTCGTTCGTTTCGACCTGAATCAAATCCGTGTGGCTATTCGCGCACGGTTTGTCACCAAGCCGATGCTGTCCAAGATCTTCGGCATCTTGGAAGAGAAGCAGTACATCATCATGCGGCCTAGTGACTTGGCGGAAATCATCCCGTCCGAGTTCGAGGACGTGTACGTGATGATGAAGCGTCCTCCGATGATGGTGGCGTCGACCATCATGTTCGGGCCTGACGATCTGGACCGCGCCGAATTGCGACTGCTCGGTGAAGTGGAGCTCGCAGACGGCAGCCGCATCAAGCACGGCAAGGTCAAGCGCGTGCCCGCCAACGGTGACTGGATCAAGTACCGCGACAAGAAGGGCGCCATCCACGACGTGCTGGTTGTTGACGTTCGCCGTGATGGCTCCTCCAAGCACTTCGCGTACACGGTGTTGGCCCGTGTCGGCAAGGCGGGCAAGATCGACAGCATCGACATTACGGCTGACTCCGTGGTCGAACTCGGCCGCAGTTCGTTCGAGGGGAAGTGAGCATGTCGGTATCACGCAACAGTAGTCACGTCAACTCCAGTGTGGAGTGCCCGCGCTGCCTCGCTCTTCCCGGCGAGCGTTGCCGCACCAAGATGAACCGCCCGTTCGTTGCCGAGTGTGACGCTCACCAGGAACGGGTTGCTGTCGTCAAGGCAAATCTGGCGGAGTTCGAGATTCTGAAAGAACGCGCGCGTGCTGCTGCGCAGGTCAACGTCGGCAAGATGGATCCGCGCGCGGCCGAGTTCGTGTACCACTACACGCGCCTGTGTCGCCGTCTCGGCATCGCATTGGCCCACGAGGACGATCGCGGTTCTTTCGTCATCACCGACCAGGACCTCCAAGACAACATCAACTGGGTCAGTCACGCCGACGTTCGACTCAAGGAGAAGTGATATGAACCATCGCCGCAGAATGGAAATCGCCGAGAAGCTGCGGGTTGCGCTCCAGACCAAGAACGCTGCCGAACGGCGTTCAGGCTTCACTCGCGCAGCAACCGTCGAAATCTTCAAGACGGAATGCAGCCAGTTGATCGACAAGCACGGAGCCGAGCTTCTGGAACTGATGGAAGCCGTGAGCGAAGAAGAGTCGACCGAGCCTGATGACGGCCCGAAAGTCTTCGCCGATATTGAGTCTCTGCGCTCGGAGTTCAACGAAGCATCGGACGCGCATTCGGCCTTGAACACCAGTCCGAAGGCACTGGCCAACTTTGAACGCTCGGCTGGTGTCTTCTTCGCTGCCAACATGAACATCATCCGCGACTGGCTGGCGGGCAAGAAGATCGTTGCGCTCAACAGCGATGGCAGTGTCAGCGATACGAAGCTCGGCGGTTGAGCCATGAAGGGCCAGAAGAAGAAAGCCTTGTGGGCAGCAAAGCGTGCGGCCAATGCCGAGAAGCGCGAAGCCGAACGCAAGGCAAACACCGCCAAGCCCTTCAGGAAGAAGCGCGAGTTTGTAGAACTGAAACCCCGTGACTCCAAGTACGTCATCACCGATGAAATGAAGCGAGCCGCGGAAGCACCGTCTGCTGCAATGCCTGCACCAACTGGAGTCGTGCGGGTCGACGGCAAGAAGGCCAAGCGCAACATGGGCGAGGACGAGTATGCCCGTCGTGAGGCCGAAGCGCAGAAAGAAATCAAGCGCAAGAAGACCAAGGTCGCCCCGCTCTACAACAAGGGCGGGTATCAGTACGTGGGCGACGACGCGCCGCCTGAAATCATCAAGAACCTGGGAAGAAAGGTATGACTGACAAGAGCAACGCTTTCGACATTGCCAAGCCGTTTGGCACCGGCACCGTGCGCATTCTCACTACGAGCCCGGCTACGCGCTTCTACTCTGGCGCAGCGTTTGAGAAGCTCCGCCGCGAACAGGAGGGGAGTCAGTGCCGTATCCACGAGGTGAAGGACACGCCGCAAACCCGAACGATGCTGAACGCCTACAAGACCAAGGGCGTCAAGAGTCGTCGTCTGCGGAAGCGCGGTGTCATCGTGATGGGCAATCCCGTCGTGATGAATATGTCCTCAACGTTGTGCGAACGCATCGCAGCGAAGATTGTCGAGGTCGACACCAAGCAAAAGACCAAGCGTGACAACTGGAAGGCCCGCTACAAGAAGCCGACCAAGCGAATCAAACGCTGACGAGAAGATCATGACCAATTCATTGAAAGGCGGCACTGAGACAATCCGTGCCGAACTGAAAGCGGCCGAGTATTCGCGCGGTGTGATCCACGACGTGATGCTGGAGCATGTGCCAATCGCCGATCTGCCTGGCGATCTGGGCATTCCCGATGCCGCCGTTATCGCCGTGATCGACAGCATGACCGAAGACGAACTCCTCGAGGCTGGACGTTGGGGAGTGGACGACACGGTGGTGCGCGACACGATCTTCACCCGTTTGGAAGAGAACGGCCTGCCGCAAGCTGCACTCGATGCCATCAAGGAGCAGAAAGATGCCTACCGCACAGTATCGCCGTAAGTTCATCACCGAAGACACCCTCGGCATGAAGGTGCACAAGATCCTTCGGGCCAACGGTACGGAAGTCGCCACGATCTTCGCAACCACGATCAACACCGTGAATGCGGTCGTGGAAGAACTGAACAACGTGGCCCCGCCGCCGGACGTGCTTTTCCCTCACGGTCCGATGCGACTGCACAACGTCTTCAACTGGCGCATCGTCACTCGCCATCGCAACGGCGTGACGCACAGCATCCGCACGCGCACCGGTCAGTACCACATGGCAGTCAACGCCATTTTGGCAATGCTCACTGTGGAGGAACTCGACTCGGTGACTCTCGCCAGCGGTGAGTTCCACGCCTGGATAGAAATCTGGATGAAGGACTTGGTCGATGCGAACGGGCCGTATCCCTACGTGTTCAATGGCCATTCGGCACAAGCCATCATCTACTCCGACGAAGAACTGGAAGCAGCCCGCTTCTCGATCCTCAACAACGCAGCAGAAGCCTGAGGTAAGCACTATGGCAAAGTGGATCGAGTACGACGCCGAAGATCAGGCTGGCTATCAGGAGTGGTTGAAGCAGGCACCGCCCGATGTTCGCGCTCGGATCGAGGAACTCGGGTTGCATCCCGACGTGCTGTTCCGCATGAAGTCCACTGACCAGCGTGTGTTCGTCAGTGGCTTCGCAGCAGACGGCAAGGTCACCGTCGTCATCCTGCATCGCTACAACACGCACCTGAAAGATCGTCCGCCGCTCGACTTCAAGGTGTTCGGCGTTGATCCTCACGATCTTGTCGAGTGTGACCTGCCTGACGGTATCGAAATCATCCGGCGCGAGCCGCGTCCGCAACCCAGGGTTCACTAGGAGCAACCGTGGCAAAGGAGTACATGACGTACTGGAAATACTGGCGCAAGAGTGGTTGGGCGGCACGCCATCTGTTCGCGCTACCTGCACTGTTCATCGGACTGGTTAGTCTGTACGGCGGAGAGCCCAAGTACAGCTACACCATTTCCATTCTCAGCCAACTGCTGGTTCAGGTGTTCATCCATGGAGCTGTCCTGTTGCTCGCGCGTTTCGAGTGGAAAGTTGAATACGGAGACCATCACAAAGCTATGTGATGATCCATGGACGGTGATGATGCTTAGGGATCATGCCGACGACATGGAGAAGATGATGCCGGGGATAACCGAGATATTCAACAGGTATATCCCGAGAGCAATCGGCGTTACGTCAGGTCGCAATCGCGTCGTGTTCCACATGGGGCACTACGTGGTGAAAATCCCGATGAATTACAACGGCATCGCAGACAACGACTGGGAGGGATCGGTGCGACATAGCCCTGATCCTCGCATGGCGAAGTATGCGCGAACCCGAATGGTGTATCACACCGAAATACCCGTGGTCTTTATGGAGTATGTAAAGTACATTGCGTACGGCGAACTCCGTGAGCGCGGGCCTGTTCCCCACTGGGTTGACGGTATCGACTGTCAGCAAGTCGGGTTTAATAGACGCGGCCAATTGGTCGCATATGATTACGGCATAAGGTAATGACAAACAACAACGAAATGATCCAGCCTGCACCGAACCCCAACATCCCCGGCATCGCAGCCACTGGCCTGACGCGCAATCAGGTTGACGTGCTGACCATCGGGCGAGCTACCAACCCCGCTGCAGGCAACACGGGCGTTCGTGTCCAGCGCGGTGTGATGACCGACATGCTCTGGAACTATCTCGATCCGAATCCGGAAGAGACGACGCTCGCAGTCATCAACCTGCAGGCTCGTATGCGAAAGGCGAGCAAGCCGTGAGCCGTATGACTGAGCGTATGGCGGCTCGCGCCAAGGAAATCACGGATCAGACGGTGGCGAGTCTCGGACTTGATCCTGCCGAAGTCCACGCAGCCGCAGCCTCGATTCCAGTCGGTGAGCAGCGTGTCTTCTCTCCGACCGAACTCAAGACCAGCCGTGAGCGCCACATGCAGGCTCTCGCCCCGTTCGTTCCCATGCACATGTTCGACGCACTCTAAGGACTAGACCACAATGACTGACAAGACCTTCTCCGATATTGTCAACGCGCGCGGCACTCACCTCATCAAGATCGAGGGCAGCTGGTTCTGCATCGAAAACACGAACCTCAGCATGGCGTTGAAGTACGGGTTGCAATCGGCCGGCTCGTTGATCGACGGCGAATACTTCATCGCCAAGCTCGGCCCGATGACCAACACCGAGGAGTTGGGCGAAGCGCTGGAAGCCTATCGCGCTGGGCGCATCCCCGAAATCAAGCGCCTCAGGGGACTGGCCATGACCGACGTGGTCTACGCCAACGCCAACATGCTGCACGTCGTCAGTTGCTCCATGCTGGAAGTCAGTTCGATTGAGGACGTGTACGCGCTGCAGGAGAAGCAGTTCGGCAAGCCGACCGATCCCACCGTGATCGCTGCCCGTGACGCTGCCACGAAGGCGAGGAAGAACCTGGAAGAGGCGCTGGCCGAGAATCAGAATGCAATGACCGCACGCTCTGCTGCCGGTTACGCATCGGGTTTGAAGCTGAGGAACACCCCGACCGCGCCGCAAGAATCGCACGAACTCTGATCCACCACAACTAAAACTACAACGAAGGAAGTCCCATGTACCGTAACCTCATGATCGCTGCTCTCCTGATGGCAGCAACCAACGTCGCCAGCGCACGTCTCCTGAACGGCGATGACCTGGAGTACTGCGGAAACACCGCAGGTCTGGCCGAAGTCGCAATGAAGCATCGCCAGTATGTGGATGATCTGGCGCAGGCCAACAAGACCAATCAGGAGTCGAACGACGGCTCGCCCTCTGGGCAGATGGTGACCGAAGTGTTGACGGCGTTGCTTGCCGATGCCTACATGCGACCGATCGTGTTCGGTGAGCAGAAGAAGGCGGAGGCAGTCGCCAAGTTCCGTAGTGACGTGCAGCGCCAGTGTTTGGAAACACAGCAGCAGCAGCCGGACTACGAGGCACAGCGAACGCCGCCGCGCCCGCCGCAACTCCCCGTGAACAAATCCAAGTCCAAGTAAGGAGCAGCGCATCATGAAGGTCACTATCGCAAAGGGCGAGTCCCTGATCGTCAACCTCGAAGGCACTGACGGCGAATTCATCATCACCTACGGCCAGTCGGTGCTGAGTGTCACCGCCGATCTGCCTGACACCGACGGCCGTGAGGGTGTCATCTACAGCGAACGCTTCGGCGCTGACGACGATGACGACGAGGATACGGTCGACAACGTGCGCCCTCCGAAGCGTCCCGTTCCAACCGACGAAGAAGTCGTGATCGGTCGCTTCCCGAAACTCCCGAGGGCGGCGCCCCGCAAGAGAGCGTCGGCCAACTCGTACTTGCCGAAGAACACCAAGGTCGCTCTTCCGAGCGGCTACTACTCCAAGATGGCCTTCGCTAGCCGTCGAATGTTCCTCGAAAATCTCGCGCTGGTTGAAGCTAGCCCGCTTACCCGTCAGATCCCCGCCGAGCTAGTTGACCACTGCAATAACTGCGATGACGAAGAGTCGGTCACTCTGGACACGAACGGTGATAGTTTCCGTACCGACAACGACGTTCAGTGGCCCAAGGCGCTGCGTCACCACGTCGAGAAGCACGGCTGGCGTCCGCCTCGCTGGTTCATCAACTACATTGCCAACAAGGCGGTGAACTGATGGCCGGCAAGAGCAACCCGAAGCGCGAAGGCTTCTTCACCGAGAGAGTGAAGCCGACCGTTGATCCCGACTGGGATGGCCGTGACAAGTTCCTGCGCGCGTTGAACAACGTCGAGCGCGAACTCAAGCGTCACATGTGGCGAGGCATTGAGCGGTGCCAGTTGTGCCCCGTGTCCAAAAGCATCGCCGAGTATGCACTCGATGATTGGGAATGGTCCGGCTTCTACAACCACTACATCGACGCGCATGACGTGCGGCCCTCGCCGGAGTTCATCGCCTTCATCGAAAAGGAATACGCAAAGTACCATGGCTAAGACCCGTGACACTCGACACCTCCGGGCCGGCACTCGGCCCGCACACCTGACTCCGAAGCAGGAGGTCGTGGAGGACAAGCTGATTATGATTCTCCAGCTGCAGGAGCAGTTCGAGGCGATCAACATTCCTCTGAAAGCACGACGCGCATCCATGATGCTGGTGTACGATGACCACTATCCCAAGGTGTTCATCAAGACTGCGAACAGCGAACCCGAAGTAATCGCAATCATGGACACGCGTAACAAGCGGGTCAGCATGGTGAAGCCCGCGAACGAGGACAACCGCATCTGTGCCGACCACATCATCGAACGGCTCAAGAAGTTGGACTGCTCCTTGCTCATGTCCTACGACGTAGACCCGAAGACCCAGCGCAAGCGCGTCAAGCTCCAGCTGGGTAGTCAGTTCGCACGCACCGTACGCCACACGTTGTGGTGGTGCTGGAAGGGCGAGACGAGTCCGTGGCTTGAAGGCTTCACCGTACCCGAACACCTCTGATCCGCATTCCGTATTCGACACACGACACCTATCAAACTACAAGGTATATCTCAGATGACTTCTCAGCTTCCGTTCAAGGCTGTCACGCGCGACAACAACCCGTTCTACATCGAGCGTCAGGTCGTCAACTCGCTTCCGTCGGGTATGACCGTTTCGGACCTGGCGCCCTTCACGTTCATCGCGTGCCAGGCCATGTCGATGCGCGAGCCGTTCGATGCCATGGTGATTAGCGCAGACCCGCGCTCCCGCATCGTGAGCGTTCTCGACCGCATGGGCCGTCAGCGCAAGCTGCGTTTCGATCAGGTTCTGGCCGTCACCAAGACCAGCGAGAAGTTCGAGGACGGCTATGCCGAAATCTTCCCGCTTGAAACCGAGTACGTGCGTAGCTGCTCGCCGAACACCCTGCTGGACCAGTTGAATGATCGCCAATACCCACGCGTCCTCGTGTTCAGCAACGACGCATGGCTGCTGATCCCCGTCAGCCCCAACGGTTCTTCCAGTGTCGTTCCGACGGAAGCTGCCAACATCGTCGTCCAGAACGAACTGATGTTCGAGGCGCCGGTGACCGTGCAGGGCCGCGACTACGAACACGGGTACGTCTCGCTGGGGAACAGCAGTGCTGGTGAGGCCCTCAACTGGAGCGCACGCGCGCTGGCCCAGTTCCTGGAGACGCGACCGGAGTCGATGCTGGACCTCTCCTACGAGTACAGCGAAGCCACTGTGTACCTCGACCTGATGGAGCAGTTCAGCATCGAGGTCAACTGGCCGGTCGATCTGGAAACCGCCGAAGCCGTGGCCCGCTACACCAACTTCGTTCGCACCGATATCAAGAAGGAGAACATGGCTCCGCGTCAGGTCATCGTGCCGCACGGCCATCCGATTCTGGAATACGCCGTGACGTTCGAGAAGCGCAGCGTTCCGAAGCCTGGGAAGAAGGGACCGGCCGTTCGCAAGTCTATCGCCAAGAAGGTTGCTCGCAAGGGCGTGCCGCGTGACGTGCAGCGCGAAGTCGGCGCCAGCTTCTCCAAGCCCAAGCCCGCAGTGAAGCGTACCGTGAAGAAGGCTGCCAAGAAGGCGGTCAAGTCGTGATCCGGGTCGGCAGCCATGTGATCGACAAGGCTGGACGTGTGGTCGTGTGCCGTGAAGCGACCGCCAGCCTCGACGACCATAGGACGGTGATGGCCCGCACGTCGAACAACCTGATCGGCACTGATCCCGTCATGGACTTCCGCTTTATCAACGGCCAACGTGTGCAATCGCTCACGTTGAGTGCCGAAGCGGCCAAGACGTTGATGCTCCTGTTGATGGGCGCGTTCAACACCGTTGTCGATGGGGACGATGTTCACACCAACCTCGAGGCGTTCTCCATCGAGGGCATGCCCTTCCCGTTCACCTACGAACAGTACCAAGACTACATGGCGAAGAGACATGCCGAAGAAGAACAAGCAGAAGAACATCCGTCGCAGGAAGATCGCTGAGGCAGCACGGTCGACGCCCGCCATGTTCCACAATCCGGAAATGATCCACGTCATCGAGGATTCCATGCGCAAGAGCTTCCTCGACCCGATGCCGAAATGCAGCCCGAACCTGATCCTGCTAGGGGATAAGGACCCGTCTATCCATCTTGACGTGCTGCACTCCAGCCGTCTGGACGTTCTCGGTGACCTGCACGTTGGCTTGATGACCGAAAGCCCGAAGTGCAGCCCGTTCGCCGACAAATCAATTCGAGAGCTAATCCAAAACATGTTCAATCCTCAGAGCAAGATCAACCCGAAGGTCTACGTCACCGACAAGGACTGCGATATCCTCAAGGTCGATGGTTACGTCCACGTCATCAGCGGTGATCCCACCATGGACTTTGGCATGATCCTGGAGTCGGTGACTGGCGACAACTACGACGACACGGGCAACCGCGACAAGCTCCTCAAGTACGGCATCACGTTCGCGCACGGCCGCCGCCTGATCGACCTCGAAGACGCCAACGTTCTCGGCATCTTCGCGCAGTACCTGATCGACAACGGCGTCAGCTACGTCCACTTCGAGTGGGATGCGCGCGACATTGACCTAGGCCGTGTCGCACTGATGGCCGGCGAGTACCAGGAGCGCATGTGAACATCGTGCTGGTAGTAGGCGCACGGAACTTCGATGACTGCGCTCGCGTGCATCGGGTTCTCGACAAGGCCCACGCCAAGAAGCCGATCACTCACGTCGTCCACGAGGGCTACAGCGCAGGTGCATTCGCATCTGCCTGGTCGCGGGTTAACGACGGCGTGATCGAAGTGGCGATGCCCGCACTGTTGCATCGCCGCATCAAGCGCAAGATGGAACACAAGGCGAAAGCCATCTTCGACCTACTAAAGGTCAGGACCGTGCTGACGTTCAATGTGGATCCCGAGTGCTACTTCCTCCTCAAGGAGGCCGAGGCCCGCGGCGTGACCATTCGTCCGTTCAAGCCCAAGGACGAACCCGTAAAGGAACGCAAATCGAGGAAGCGATGAACTTCAACATCTACAACGAGAAGCGCATCGACGATTGGATAGATGCGATGATCGGCGGACAGTTGGTGACGTGCTATGTGGATACGTGGTTCTATACCATCTTCCGACGTTGGGCACGAAAGCAACCCAGCATGTTGCGACTCGCACTGCCGAACAAGCTGCTCGACTCTCCGCTGCTGCACGACCTGTACAGGAAGCGTCTGGACGGCGGGTTGGTGCCTGATGAAAGTTCGGTTCTCTCCGAGTCTCGATTCGACCTCATTCCTACTCCTACTGAGGACTGGGCAATGAAGGCGATGTTGAACGGCGAACTGTACACGTTCCGTCCGTCGATTCAGGTCACACGCCTGATTCCACACTGGCTCGACTTCATGCGTACACTGCCCGATCGTCCAATACGACACACGGTAGAGAGCCTGATGAAGGCTGTGGACCGCTGGGATGAACAAGCTCTGCGTCGCAAAACGGTCATCGACTCCACGACAGGCGTCACCGAAGTGTGGTCGTCCGGTGAGCATTACGTGGTGAGGCTTGACGCGCAGGATTCGGTGAGGGCAGAAGGCGCACTGATGGGCCATTGTGTTTGGTCGCAGCGTTACGACCTGCGCCGAGGTTCAACCCTGTTCTCTCTGCGTCGTCGCAATGTTGATCGACCTCTCGCCACGATGGAAGTGACCGAGCCCGTGTCAAAGTTGCGACTGGCCGATCTTGCGGGTCTGATCGGTGAGCCGTTCCAAAGTAGGCTCACTGCCATGAGTGGCTCCCACAGCAGCATTGCGCAGCTACTGGTAGATAGAGCTATGGAGCAGTGGGAGACGAACGCTGGGGGCCAGGTCGTCGGCAATTTCACTGTGCCTCTGCCGAAAGAACACATGCCGCTGGGTAAGCCGATCCTCGCTCAGATTTGCACGGTACGGAATCGCGCGCTTAGTGAGGAGATAGTCCGCTCGGTGCACGCATGGTTCAGCGAGAAGTACCCAACGTGCAGTCTCAGCCCGCAAGCTATCGTTGAGGTCGTCGCTGCTGCCGCTGAGTTAGTACCTGACGGAGTCAACCCAAACAATCGCCCAGGCCCGTTGCGAGACCTCCTCGGTATAGCACTGCCTGACGTCTGGGAGCCGGTGCGTGAGATTGGTGAAGATGACGTCCAGCGTCGAATGATGCACGCACTCGGTATCCCTCAGGATATGCTCACCGGTCGTCCAGACTGCGCAGGCTACACCGTAGAGTTCAACGCCGATCGTTTCCCACAACAACCAAACAACAACTAAGTGGAGTTTCCCATGAATCACAACATGACCCTGCTGTCCGGCGCAATGCCCGTTACCGTCGAACTGGAATCGCTGCACAAGCTCAACCTTGTGCTGCTCCTGAAATTGATCGACCATATCGGCGAGGCTGCACGGCGCCACCAGCTGGAACTGGGCCTCAACTCGCGCGTGACCATCGAGCAGAAGACCGAGACCTTCGAGGTCAAGATCAAGCCGCTGGACCACATGCCGCAGACCTACGTGTTCGAGTTCGGATACGACCGCGACAAGCTGTCGGTCACGTATGTTCCTCCGCAGAAGAAGGTCGCTCCGTACCTGATCTTCGCTCTCTTCGGCAAGGCGTGGTATGCGTCCACGCTCGGCGAGGGTTCGGCACTCGGCCACAAGCTGCGCGAGTATTCCGACCTCATGATCCGTATGCAATTCGACGGCAGCTACTGCATCATCAAGGACAAGGGACAGCCTGATTTCCGTGTCACCGATGTGGTCAGCGCGTATATCGCCGGCGATCTTCCCGAAATGCCCGAGTTCGATTCGCGCATTACTTCCAGTGATTTGCTTGAGCGTCTTCGCAATCACTCCGCAGTGACCGCCTAACAAGTCTGTAAAGATTCGTTAGACACCTCAGTGAAGTGAGCAACCTGTGACCAAGCCTTTTAATGCCGGCGACGTGGTTAATCTCAATGGCGCTTCTGTCAAAATCACCGATGTGACCTGTGATGGAGACGAAGCGACGCTGCATATGGACATTGAGGCAGCACGTCCCGTCTCCGCAATCACCGTTTATACCGTAGTCAATCGCAAGGGATCCACTATGAACCAGTCTGTGAATGAAGATCAGGATATCGCGGATATCATGCGCGCGTCCGATGCCCAAGCCGCTGTCGAGGCGGGCGCTACCGAACCATCCGGCGTGCTGTACGCGGCACGCAATCTGCTGACGGGCTACGAATACCCGTCCGAGCAGATCGACGAATTCGGTGGCATTCCGCTGGATACCAGCTACGACTACGTGGCCGATCAGTTCCTGTACGGCCTCGTCAACTACGGCAAGAACCATCGCGTCTACCTGATGTGCCGTTACGGCCTGAACAACGAACACCAGACCGGCGTCGCTGACGACGACTACGTTCCGACCGAAGAAGAGTACAAGAAGTTCATCGACAACAAGATCATGACCCGCAACAACAGGCTGGACGGCGACGACTGGCTGGTCATGTACGAAACGGCCAACAGCTTCTTCTCCATGTGGTTCGATCAGGACTCCAGCGACTGCTCGGTCGATCGTTGGAGCAAGGATCTGTGCGCCCAGCTCGGCATCAACACCATCGACGAGTTCGAGGCCGCTCGCGTTCAGTGGCACAACGCGATGGCCGACTCGTTGCGGAAGCGCGACAACTGGCCCAAGATCCTGTTGAAGATGGAAGTGCGCAACCCGTGGTTCGGCCCGTAAGACCGTAGCACCGAAACACCACCAAGTATATCTCGTACACCAAAAGGAAATACCGATGACTGTCGAAACCGTTGAACACGCCGTCCAAATGAATCACCGTCGCATGGTTCTGGATCCCAAGCCGAAGCTGTCGCGTGAGGACAAGATCCTCAGCATGAGCCAGTTGTTCAATAGCTCCGGCCGGCACCCCGGCCACGCCCTCTTCCTGCCGCAGAGTACGCCGCGCACCATGAAGGTCGATAGCTACAACGACTACGACGTGGTGCTGATCGCCCAGGAGATTGTGTCGGAACATCGCTGGATGTATATCAACGAAGACCGCAGTTTGACGCCGGTGAGCAGACGGCACGTGCCGGTATTCCTGTTGAAGTGCTTGCTCCTTCGCTACACGTCGCCGTGGGGTGAACCCATCATCGAGAGCGAGCGCGTCTACGCACCGGAGTTCAAGCCTCGTGCAGGCACGACAAACTCGCGCAAGACGTCCTATCGAAAACGAGTGCAGAAGAAGTGGAACAAGCGTTTTGGTGGTGAACGCCTTGTCCACTCCGCGCAAGAAGTCTACGTTCTCATGGGCTCTATCTACGTGCAGTCGATCGGCCAGATCTTGGATAGCAAGCTGGCCGCAGCCGTCGACAGGCCCGAAGGTGGAAGGTTCCCGCCTCCGTACAACGCGCCGAGATTTGAGCCGGTAGACTTCAAGCGGCTCCTGTCTCCAATCAAGTAACTTCCAGTCAACAACAAACGACAACGACAATGACTACCAAATACCGCATTCGCAATCGTTCGACCCGGCAGTCCCCGGTTCGACACGTCAATCGCCTCGCCAAGTGGAAGAAGCCGCCCCTGTTGGCATCCATGACGCTGGAGCAGATCGCAAAGGCCAGCTACGGCACCGTTCTCGCTCGCGTCGTACTGTCGCCGGACTCGGCCTTCATCTGGGTGTATCAGGTGATGGGCCGCCCGAACACCCTGAGCGGCTTCAACAGCGTGTACACGGACAATCGCCGTAATCACCTGATCCGACTGGAGACTCGCCACTACGGCGGCAAGGGTCGATTCCGTTGCGACACGCAGGTGCTGATCCCGGCTACTCTGATCGGCACGTACTACGTCGATGCCAACGTGGTCAGTCGTCAGGCTCGCAGCCGTCCCGGCAAATGCCACAGCGCGCGTGACGTGTTCAGGAACCTCAAGCCTGATGGCAGCCGTCATGACTTCGGCGGCGGTGACCTGCATCACCTGTCGTCGTTCGTTGCGCACAACCGCGTGCTGACCTTCGACAGTGCGCAGAAGGCCATTGCATCAGTGCAGCGCGCGATGCGTACCAACTACTACGCCGAGTACGTGCGCGACGAGCAGTTGCTGGACGAAGAGGACCTGTATCCGTATCAGGTCGAGGCGCTTGATCGTCTTTCCTCCGGCTACAAGATCAACAGGATCAATCTCGCGCCCGGTACGGGCAAGACGTTCCAGATTGAGGCCAGGGCCGAGAACGCCGCCTCTCTGGAAGAACACGAAGCCGCCATGGGCGGTATCAACGTTGAGCAGGAACTGGCGAGGACGAAGCGATGACCAAGGCGAAGAAGAACAGCCCGCTGCTGGAACAGGCAGCGATGAACCTTCCGAAGGACGTGGACTTCATCGACGTGATGGCGTCTGTCAGCAAGGTGACGACCGTCAACGGCGTGATCCCGTATTCGGTTGCGTTGAAGACCGATCACGCCGACAAGTACGTGCTGCATATCGGCGTGCGTAACGCCGAGGGCGCACCCATCGTGTGGACCTCGTACCGCATGGACAACAAGGGTGGTCTCAAGGCGGTGATCAATGGCGCGGCGTAAGGACGAAACGGAAATCGCTCCTCGTACCTACAACGTTGCGCCGTCGTATCTGGACCGCGCCCTGGGTACACGCCGTCTGGAGGCCGTGCGTGAGCGCATCAATAGGCTGCCTCGCTTGCGTGCGCGTGGCACCAGCCTGTACAAGTTCCCGCCCGAACTCCTGCGCGAGACCTACGACATTGTGCGTACGGCTGCCGAGCGCTGGAAGGAACTTGGGTTGAAGCAGCACGAATGGCGTGCGGTGAAGGGCGCCCAGACGGCCATCGAACGCTCCGTTGATCTGGACAGCAGACTGCTGGTTCTCGGCGTGAAGCCGATCCTGCGCGGTGAGTGCCGCAAGCTCAAGGGCAATGAGGTCGTGCGGGTCTACGTGCATACGCTCGACAACCAGCCTGCGGTGTTCATGGGCAACCGCATCGAAGTAGTCCCCTTGGGCAAGTCGTTGCAGTACGAGACGCCCCAAGACCATCATCAGGTCCGTCGTGAACAGCGCGAGGCACTCACTGCCTATGCGAAATCGGGCGGTGATCGCAAACAGCTGGAAGCCCGCCTCGGCTGGGTCAGCTACAAAATGTCGGCGCCGTCTGCGCGCAATCCATCTCAGGAGTAATCGTTGTGACCTATGAAGCACCCACTATTCTGATGACCGTCAAGGATCGCCCGGAGTTCAACCGCGATCTGGGTCTGGCTCCGGGTCGCGCGATGAATCGCATCATCAAGCGTGCGATCCGTATGAACAACGGCGACAAGATCCGTCTGACCTGCGGTGAAGGCTTCGACTCCTTCGGCTTCCACGCAATCGAGGTCCAGACGCCGACAGGTCTCGCCCGTGTTCTGTCGTGGCTGCACGATCAGGCTCACCTGCATCGCTACAACGAGGTGACGCCCGAACTGAACGGCCTGCTGAGTGAACTGCGTGCGCTCTCGCGTCGTACCGATATCGACATTACCGACCTGCCCTTCATCGACCTCGATATGGACGGGTTGTTCGCCGACTTCGATCTGGCGTATCCGACGCGGTTCAAGCATCACCACCTCGAAGTGGATCGTGCGGAAATGTGGGAGCATCTGGCTACGGCCGATGACTTCTATTACACCATCCCGCTGATGCCGCACGCCTACGAGTTCTATCACTCGATCCGTGGATTCCAGCACGGCTTCCTGTCGGCCACGCGCAACAGTCTCATTGGTCGAGGCAAGCAGCACTGGCTGGATGAAGTCCTGCACGTTCCCAAGGGCCAGCTCGACGGCAGGCTGATCGCCGTTGATTGCGGTAACGGTACCACGCGGTGCAAGTCGGACTTCATCATCCAGAACGGTCAGATCCTGATCGACGACTACGCGGAAAATATCAAGCGCTGGGAGGCGCGTGGAGGCGTTGGCATTGCGCACACCGACTTCACGTCCACGGCACGTTCTCTGTTGCGACACCTCAAAGCTGCGGCGGATAAGCTGGCGGCGAACACATAACTACAACACCGAGGTAATCAGTGAGCAATAGCATCGAGAAGCAACCGACCGCAGAAGGTCGCACGATGGATATCCGTCGCCCGAAGCCCAACGAGTATGGCATCTACTGCATCCAGTTGGAGTTCGGCCTCGGCGTGTTCCGTCGTCGCTACACTGCCGAAGTGCGCTCGCTTTACGACAACCATCGCGGTCTGGAATTGGTCCAGCTGGCCATCGAGTACATCTACGGCATCCTGAGTGCCGACGACAACCTCGGTGACTCCACCTGCATCGTTCTGGAAGACAGCGAAGGCGCACGCCTTGAAGTGTGCGATGACCACGACCAGTACGAGAACTGGCTCGACGAGCTCCTTGTTTCATCGTCCATCATCGGTGTCGAGTACCGGCCGCGAGCGCGGTTCAACTACGACGACGAAATGGATATCGCCATCACGGAGGACAGTGTCGATGCAGCCAGTACCTAACGGACTGCTGCGTGACAAGGACATGGAGGAATCCCTCACGGGGTTCCTCTCTGAAATGGACGCCTACCGCAAAGAGAACCGACATGGCATCACGACCAGCATGTGGCTTGAAGCCGCTGACGGTCATGTGTATGTCCGCATCGGTGATCGCTTCTTCGCAGGCGACCAGCAGACCTATGTCACCATCAGCAACATCGACGTGTGGAAAGACTACCGACGTCAAGGACGTTTCCGTCGCATCATGGCTCTCGCCGAAACGTGGGCAGCCGCCCAAGGCTACGGTGTCCTCATTGAAAACGTCATGAACGGCAGCATCACTGCAATGTATCGCGGTGATCCCCATTGGGTCGAGTGGATGAATCACGGATCCCTGTCGCTGGTCATCAGTCCCTCTTCACTGCAAAACAAGATCAAGGAGCAAGCCCCGTGTCAAAGTCCCCAAGCGTGAAACAGATGCAGGACAAGTTGGAGAACATGCCTCTCCAGCTGACGACCTGCAGCCCCGTCTGGTGGTTCGATGAAAACCGCGTGCAGCTGATGGATCGCCTGATGATGCACCTGGCCTTCGCCACCAACAGCAAGGCATACCGCGTGGTCGATAAGACGCGGGCTCGCGCACGACCACACGCCTACCAGTACACCACGATCTACGGATTCATCGGCGAGTCGATGAAGAAGCCGGAAATGGCCAAGCTGCTGCGGGACTTCATGGACCGCATCTACGTCAGCCAGTTCTCCGCTACGCCGCTCGCGCAGATCGAATCGACCATCGTCCACGCGCGGCAGGATCAGGGTGAGCGCATCATCCGGTTCGGCAGCGGTCTGGCCACGCCGCGTGACTACAACGAACGCAATCCGTTGCCGACCGAAGCGTGGTCGCTCTCGCGTAATCGGGTCAAGCAGCTTATCGCCCGAGCTTTCGGTCCGAGCGTCGTCACCGTCAGTGAGCGCGTGCGTAGTCTGCCGGTGTGCTACTCCCTGCCCGACGAGCGCCGCTTCCTGGTCATGACCGTCAGGCGTAAGGACTATCGTCGTCCTGGCGCCAAGCCTTTCGACAACAAGCAGATCACCAAGTCGAAGGAGCTGGTCGATCATCTGCTGGCCCTCGGGTTCACCGGCGTACGGCGCAAGTACGTGGTCATGAAGGGTGCCTGTTCGTCGCCTCTCCTGTCCATGTACGATTCGATCCGCTATGAGTTCCCGATTGACAGCAATCTCAATCTGCTCAACTGGCGGGAGTTCCATCGTCGTCTCGCGCGAGTGCCGTCTACCGACAGCCTCTTGTAGACCTCGCCTGAGGACGTCAAACCCGAAATCAGTTTCACGGGAGCATCTGAAAAGATGCTCCTTTGACGTATCTAACAGACTGTGTTATACTGTAAGTGAGTCAGCGACGACGAGTACACTGATTCGGGTTTGAAAAACTCCACAAAAACTACAACAGCGAGAATGCAATGAATACGAACACCAAAGAAATCGAAGCTCTGAGCATGGACGACCTTGTCGAGATTCTTGCGAAGCGCAGGGGCGGCGAAGTGATCGTGGTCGGTCCGAATGACGAAGACGAAAATACGCTGATCGTTTACGCGGACAACGGCGACACGCTCGGCACCATCACCAAGAATATGCGTCAGCGCGTTCTGAACATGACGGACACGCTTCGCCCCGAAGATAGTCCGCAGTGCCTTGAGTGGTTCTGCAATACGCGCTTCGGCGATGCGAACAGTCTGACCGACCTGATCGAGTCGGGCTTCGGCACGGGTTTCATGGACGTGGACACCAGCAAGTATACGGTGTCAGTCGAAACGGTGATCTTCGACGGCATTCGCTGCCACCGTGTCGAAGTCCTGGAAGTGAACTACGACGAGTCGCTCGGCGACCGCGATGAAGAAGGCGATTGGGGTTTCCCGATCGGCATGGTTCCTGCACGCACGTTTGAAAACGTGAAAGAGAAGTACAGCTGCGGTGTGCTTGGTCCGATGGGCCGCGAAGTCTGGGCATTCCGCCGCAAGTAATACCTGAACACGGGCGGTAGGCAAACGTCTACCGCTCACTCTACAGATCCTACAAAACTATACAACAGGATTCAGTACAGTCATGGCAAAAGCAGAAGTCACCACCGTAAAGTCCGAACTGGTTGTCGTCACCCGCCGGGTCCTTGCAAACCCGACCAAGAAGGATCGTCAAGAGGCACTGATCGAACGTCTGGGCCGTTCGCGCCAGCATCGGCGCCAGTGGGTCGAACCCGAAGACGCTTCGCTCATTCTCAATCTGCACTTCGCGGTGCACAGCTACAAGCGCAACCAGCACCACGCATCTGCGACGCTGGAGATTCCGTGCAAGGGCGGTACCGACAGCTACTCCATCGCACGTTCGGCAGGCACGCGCCAGAGCGCGCTGATCCTGGTCATCCAGGAAATCGAAAACTCGATGTGGTTCCACGAGTTCAAGAAGCAAGGTGTCTACTTCCGGATCACGGGTTGTGAAATGGAAAAGCTCTACCGCGGTTACCTGTAATCATCAAGGACGAAGTCTACAATGTCGAAGCGAAATATTCCAATGATCGTCGCCATCGCATTCGCGGCGATCTATCTCCTGTCAGTCGTGCAAACCCGCAAGGCGGTGCGCGCATGAAGGACTTCCTGCTCTACACTCTGGCGTTGCTCACTAACGGCCGCCCGATGCACCTGCTGGACGTCAAGTTCATCGACGAAGACGGCAGGCCCGTGTTCACCTGCAGGGATCAATTCGGCCGCATGTGGTACGCCACGGGTCGCTGGTCCACCTTCCGCGTTAAGCCGGCACCCATGCCGATCGACAACATCAAGTTCTGGTGAGGGAACGATATGACGAACACCGTGAAGAAAGAATTGGTTGACGCCGCCTTCAACGCAGCCGGAGGGCACACGCCCCAGCCGTTGACGTGGGTTCGCATGGAGCAGGGACTGGCAGCGGTCCTGCCCGAACTCGCCAAGGACGTTCCGTGCAAGCACGACCTCGCGAGAGCGAACGAGTATCTGGAGCGTATGCGCAGGTTGATCGACGCCTGCCCCGATGCTTACACGCGGCAGCAGTTGACGTTCCTGCTGGTTGACACTCAGACGGCACTCGGAGGGTGAGAGCCATGTCCAAGACCAAGACTTACGACAACATGCCGAAGCGTAGCATCGGTAATCGTGAGGCAGTGTATCGCGCGCTGGAACTCTACGGCGCCGAGAACCTCGGCTTCCTGGTCAGCATTAGTTACAACCCGCACACCGATTGTGTCGTGTACACGGCGCTCACCAAACGTCCCAAGTGGGTGAAGCGACTGCTGAACTTCTTCCTCCAGCTGCGCCGTGTGAAGTACGAATTGGACTACGGCATCAACGAAATCATGGACGACGTATCTCGGGGACCGATGCGGTCAGTCCTCCGGGTTGAACTGTAACCGACCGCTACCACAAACTACAACAAAAGAGACTACAAATGATTGACGCTATCGGCAACCTGAACGCCCGTATCAGCAGCCCTCAGATCAAACTGCTGGCTGTGATGATGGCACGCTTCGCCGGCCTGGGAATTCGCTCGGTGAAGATCGAACGCCTGGCACCGACCGAAATGGAAATGAAGGCGCTGCTGGATGCGGCACGCAACAAGGAAGGTCCGGGCGCGACCGCAACGGCGGTCAATGCCATCCGCTTCTATCTGGAATTCAACCAGACCTACGAAGCAACCCGTGCACGGCCGATCGGCACCATGATCGAAGAGTGCCTGCGAGCAGTCGATCTGGAGCCGGACGACTACGGCGACGAAGACGATGACGGTCCGTTCCAGTTCAACGGCACGACGCTCGACGGCAAGTCCTGGCGCAAGGACAACTTCAAGTACAACGGTCTCCAGATCATCATTCCGTTGAACTACTTCCCGGAATACGCGCACAGCGGTATCGAAGTCAACAAGATCGGCGTCTACACCTCGCTGCAGGCGTAAGCAAACCCGAGCGGGTTGTTCTACGGGGCAGCCCGCTCCCTGCCAATCAAAACTCCTACAGGCACGCACATGAACACCACTACGCATCTTCGCCGCTCTGACCTCACGCACGCCTTGAGCCGCTGTACGCCGCTCGGTGTGTCGCAGACCGGCTTGAACGATCCCGAGACGGACGACTTTAGCCTCATCCTGCGTTCGCCTTCTCCGTTCAGCGCCGAATTCGAGTCCAAGTTTGTCGCCTGCATTCACGACCTGCAGCAGCGCGGCTTGGTACTCAACCTGACCTTCGCCTCGACCGATGCCTGCCGCTTCTTGGGCTTCAACATCATCAAGATCGACGTACTCGCCGAGTTCAATCCGGGTTTCGTCCGCCAGGAAGATGACGACACGTGGATCGAACTGGACGAAGCTGCTGTAGGCGAACTGATCGAAGCACTGGTTCGCAACGAATACAGCCGCGACTGCACGACAAGCGTGGTGTTTGACCACGACACCATCATGGTCACCGTTGAGCGCACGCGCGCTCCGTTGAACATCGACAATGACGAATACCTCAAGGCCCAGCTCATGACCCATATGCAGAAGATCCACCCGAACACCGAAGCCGTTGCGCCCCGCGCCAACACCACCATGTATCGCATCCCGCGCAAGGACAGCAACGTGGGCGCGCTGATCGAACGCATCGTCGGTGATGCAGTGCCTGCCGATGCCGGTCCGACGCAGGCATTCAACGTTCTGCTGACGGCGATGGGCAAGCCGCACCTGTCCAAGATCAAGATGGACTACAACTACGACCGTCATGGTTACGACTTCGGGTTTTCGACCTACGACTCCTGCCTGAACGCCACCGAAGACACGCTGCGCACGGCCCTCGAAGGCATCGGCCTCAAGGACTGCGCGGTCAAGGTCAATCACACCAAGCGTCGCCTGCCGCACGTGCGCAATGCCTTCACCGACATTCGCGTGTTCGTGCCGACTGCGAGCAACGCCGGCATGGTGCGTAACACCAGCGGTGACGCCAATGAGTGATTCCGTACGGCAACGCTACGGGTTTGTCGACCACATGCCGACGCGCTCGGACATGGCCGGCATCATCCAGAAAGCCTATCGCGGCGTGACTGGGATTCACTACACTGGGTATACGCTCGCCGACCAGTGCGTGTGGCGCTTCCACGATGAAAACGGCAATCTGCCGTCGCAGGAACAGATGAAGGTGTTGCGACTGCTGGTGCGTGACCTCCGCGATCTGGGCTTCGACGGCGTCAGGTCATCGACAGTTCGCAAGCCAGCAGGCCCGAACAACAACGGGTTCTTCGAGGTCAGGATTCACATCGAAGCAAACCCGAGCCTGTCGATTGTCAACGGCAAGCCCACGAGAACGGCAGTTCGCAAAACGCACGCTGACCTGATTGTGGATGAACTGGTGGGTGAGCCGGTGCAGACCTATCGTGCGTTGCATGATCGTGTGCAGAAGGTCGATCCGCAGATGACGTCCTCGCAGTGGTCCAATGCGATTCGCTGGCTCACCACCCACAACATCATCGTCAGCATCGAGGTGATCGTGCCTGACCCGACTCATGGCGCGGACAAGGCAGGGCTGCGCCTTATCGTGCTGGAGTCGGTCCGGATGACGGTCAAGAATAATGCCAAGCGTGAAGTTCGTCTGACCCAGATCCTGGAAGCCGGCCAAGCGGCCCTCGCCGATAATGTGCGAAATGGCGGCAAGATCAAGAACGACCCGGACCGCGGACGCATAATGGCCGAGCGGGATCGTGTCTCCGAAGCGCGAGCGCGTGGACGTAACGCAGGCTAATAAGCCAAAACTGTAAAGATACCACAGAGGTACGTGATACCACTGCCTCTTCAAAGGATTCTCCACGGTGCGCAAACTCGCTAGGCGCGCCGGGGTTAATACCAGCAACACCAACCCTGTTAATCAACATATCACTCTGGAGTATTGGAAATGGCTGACAAAAAGAAGAAGAAGCTGGACAAGGGCATCAAGAACAAGAAGTCCAGCCTGATCGAGAAGTCGAAGGCCGGCCGCGAAGAAAAGATCGACAAGGCCGCGAAGAAGAAGGGCAAGAAGGTCAAGGAACCGAAGGCGACCAAGCCCGAGAAGAAGCTCAAGAAGGGCGCCAAGCCGGAAAAGGCCGGCAAGGTCAACAAGAAGTCGAAGGGTGACAAGCCCGCGAAGAAGGCGAAGAAGATCATCGCCAACGAAGCGAAGCCCGTCAAGACCAAGCTGACCCGTGCTGGCACGCTGGAAGCGATCATCGCCGGCGCCGACCTGCAGGAAGTCCTGGGCAAGAAGATCGAAATCTCCGAGCGCCAGGAAAAGAAGATCGTCAAGGCCGTGATGGAAAGCCTGGAGAACCAGATCCTGGGTTCGATCCACAAGAACGGCATCGGCACCTTCACCTTCGGCAACCTGTTCAAGATCGTCACCAAGAAGGTCGACGCCAAGCCGCGTCGCAAGGGCATCAACCCCTTCACCAAGGAAGAGCAGTGGTTCGAGGCCAAGCCGGCCACGGTCCGCGTCAAGGCTCGCCCGATGAAGCGCCTCAAGGACGCCGCCCTGTAATCGCAGAGCGCCGGCCGCAACACCAAACTGCCCGGGGTTTCTCGGGCAGTTTCTGTATGTAGTACCGAACGGACTCCACATCTAGCCTCATAAAAACGACACAGGACTATACAGATGAATGCCACCAACCACACGGACTTGGTAAAGTTGACCGATCGCTGGACCGATTGGGTCAAGAACGAAATGCCGGGCTGCGATCCCGAAATCAAGGCGTTGCTTATCGCCATCAACAGCATCGGGCCGGCAGTGATCCCCGCCTTCTCCTGCGCATCGCACGGCGATGGCCGGCGCGGTTACATCGCGCTGGCACTCAGCCACGAATCGCGTTGGACGATCGCCACCTTCATGATCCGTATGGAGACGCGACTCAAGCGCGAAGACTACAAGCTCGGCGTGGACGTCACGCGCACCGATCACATGCTGCAACGCATCGGGTTTGACAAGAACGCGAGCGGCAAGTGGGACGGCATTACCATTCGCTGGGAGTTCGGCGAGTGGACGAAAGAAAAGAACCTCGAACTGATCCGCATGATGGTCGAGGTGTGCGGCGAAGTTGCCGAAGAGTATGCACAGGACCGCGCTGATCGTGCGCGACTTGCGGCACTCGACGGTGACGACCGCACGGACAAGAACAAGATCGTGGTGCAGCGCACGGGTTCGTGCTTCACTGCGGACTTTGTGAACATGCCGGGCTCGCCCCAAGTGGGCCGCGGTGATACCGAAATGGCGGCACTGATCCAGCTGCTGGCCACGCGCGACTTCACGGTGGAGATTCGCTGATGCTGGATATCCTGTTTCGTTTCTTCTTCGGCCTCGGGTTTGTGGGCCTCGGGTTCTTCTACCTGCACAACTGGAAACGTCTGCGCGGTGACAAGATGGTCGGATACATCGCAACCCATTACCTGATGATGGGCCTGTTGATGTTCGGGATTGCGCTGGTGATGATCGGTTGGTCGGTTGTCGCCTGCGTTGAGCATTGGGGCTGAGCCTCTAGATGAAATCCTTTCGCCGCTGGCTCCACCGTATCAGTCACTGGTTCCTGAGCATCGACTACGCAGTAACCATCAAGAACAACCGCATGTATTGCAAGAAGTGCGGTGAGGAAATCAAATGAACCTCTACATCGCGCTGGGGTCCGCTCCAGCCAAGACCATCAACGAAGCTGCGCTGGTACCCGAGGTACGTGGCGCGCTCACCCGCTGGCTGACGAATCAGCCCAAAGCCGATCGTGGTGTGCTGATCGGCGGTCTGGCCCTGAGCTTCTACGCTCGGCCTCGCCAGACGATGGACGTGGACCTGTTGTTCGCTGACCGTGTGCCCGAGGTCAACAGCATGTTCAAGAAGCACCGCGAGCATTCGGCTATCGACAAGAAGGACCATGTGGAAATGGAGTTCGTCACCCCGAAGACGATCAACATTCCACACCAGGTTGCAGCGCGCGTGATCGACACCGCGTGGGAAATCGGTGAGCTTCGGATTGCATCGCTGGACTCCATGATCGTATTGAAGCTGTACGGTGCCGACAACAAGCGGCGCCAGCGTCAGGACGAAGCGGATATCCAGTCGATGTTGGAACACAATCGGGTTCACATCACGGGCCTGATCGAAAGCTGGCACCTGTCGGATCTGCACGCTGAACGTCTGCGCCAGATCGCCATCGACGTATACGGCAAAGAGGACGCACTGCGATGAACGGATCGTTCCGCTGGACACCAGCACCGTGGTTGAAGCGTATCCTCGACACGCTCCCCATCAAGTCACTCCCGCCACAGACACCGCCGGTCCGTGCACACAAAGTCGATCCGACCATGATCGTGGTCGAAGAGACACGCTTCGACGGCAAGCGGGTGTTGGTGCTTCGCAACTGGATCCACTATCCGGACCTCGCGCACTACAGCTGCTACCTGCACCACAAGTTGGTGTTTGAGACAGAAGAAGCCGAAGAAATGGCCCAATGGGTTGGGCGCATTCTGACGACAGCGCGCGACCGCTAACCACAAGGACACTGTCAGGTATATGGTCAGTCTATCATCCTTCACCAGTATCGCTGCCATTGGTGGCATCGTCGCTTTGATAAGCGCCGGCTGGTCACACGTCAAGGTAGTCTTCGCGCACCTGAGTTCGGTGCTGGTCGTTCGCGCGTCGAGCAACTACTTCCTCAAGCAGGCCATCTATTCCCACCTGCGTCGCAACTGGAGGCTTCTGCCGAGCAACGCCGCCGAGTACAAGCATCTGTGGATGCGGGTCAACGGATCGAACGACCAGAAGTGCGTACCGTTCCGAATGCCCAATACGGGCTCGGCCATCTTTGTGCGGCGGCACCAGTTCATCGTCTTCAACAACGAGGGTGATGGGAAGTTCTGGGGCCTTCGCGGCTTGGTCGATCTGGACAAGCTGGTGGAGGACGCCGTACGCGAGTATCCGAATGCGTCACGTGGTACGAAGCGCCAATCTCAGTTCCGCGTCATTCAACTCATGGGTGACGAGAAGAGTGCCAACGGGTATTCGATGGGAACGGCGGTTGCGAAGCGGAACAGCGATGACTCGGAATCTCCTGCGGAGTCCTTGGGCAACGAACCCCAGCCGGATATCGACAAGCCGTTGATCTACCGACGCGAAGAGCTTCTGACCAAGGACGTGCGCGATCCATTAGCCCAGTTGTTCTACGAGCCCTACGTGTACCGTGCGATTGAAAGCGCAGAGACGTGGTTCGACAGTGAAGAATGGTATGTGTCGCGCGGTCTGCCCTGGCGCCTCGGCTGGTTGCTGTCCGGACCGGCAGGTACTGGCAAGTCGGCACTGGTGCAGGCGATTGCTGAAAAGCTCGGCGTGCGCCTGTACATGTACAACCTCGCTACCATGAGCGATCAGGAGTTCCGCAGCGAGTGGAACAACATGACCACTCCGTGCGTGGCCTGCTTCGAGGACTTCGACAACGTGTTCGTCGGCCGTGAGAATCAGACTGCGCACAAGTCGCTGTCCTTCGACACGATCCTGAATGCCTTGTCCGGTGTGCAAACCCGAAGCGGCGTGTTCCTGATCGTGACCACCAACCATCCCGAGAAGCTGGACAGTGCGATGGGTACTGCGCCGCGCTTCGAGGACGCAGGTGTAACGTCTGCGGTCAGCACTCGCCCGGGTCGTCTGGACGTCGAGATTCATCTGGGCCTGATGGGCGTTCCCAATCGCCTGCGCATGGCCGACAAGATGCTCAGTGACTGGCAGGACCTGCACGCCGAGGTCATGGCCATCGAAGGTGAGTACACGCCAGCCCAGTTCCAGGAAATTTGCACGCAGCGCGCGCTGGTACGCATCGCCGAAGAGCGCAAGGGCAGGTTGGCACTGGCACAGTCCGACGAGGCCGAAAGCAAAATCGCGGCGTAACGTAATTTGAGTCCAGTTAGTGAGGACTCAACCATGACGCTACTCGATGGCACTGCGGCCTACAAGGCTAAGAAGGACACCAAGTTCAAGCAACGCAAGCACATCTTCTACGGTCGGGAGTTGACTCTCCAAGGCTACGAGGCGCTGGCGTTGAAACACTTGGTCGAGGTGATGGGAGTAAAGCCCAAGGACATTGTCACCGAGTGCGAGAACGACTTTACGAAGACGCTTGGCATTCGGTACAAGTACAACGGCGAATGGCGCACGTACATCCCTGATGCGTATGTCATTTCCAAACGGACCATCATTGAGTGCAAGAGCATCCACACGCTCGGCCTCAGAAGCAACAAGAAGCGTGGCTGGAGCATGACGTGCGCAAAGGCACGGGCCACGCGGGAGAAGGGTTACGACATAATCCTGCTCCTCATGCGAGACGACGGAACGCGCATCAAGATGCCCAAGGGCTGGTACAACATGAAGAAGGCCCAGGTACTTGAGGCGCTTGCAGACGAGCTGGACAATTCCAAGTCTGTAAAGCTGTTCTAACGAATTGGTCATGTGGTGGAATTCGCTTCGATGGCGAGCAGCTTGGCGACACGCTGATTCAGGGCAGCGTGGATTTGGCTGCGCGCTGGTACGCGAAGGCACAGGGGAGCTTGTGCGCTCAATCACTGCTTGGGAACTGGCGCGTGCGCTGGCCCAGGTATCTGCGGGTTTAACTCCCGCCATGACCAACCTATTTGCAACCACTATCGGTAGACCCACAAAGTATGAAGCAGAATCATCCCGTTGAAGTTCGCAAGGTGCGCGGCATGGGTCGTGGTGTGTTCGCCACGAAGTCCTTCAAGGTCGACGACGTTATCGAAGTCTGTCCAGTGATCCTGTTCCCGCACAGCGAGAAGACGAAGCGTGACCATGACACCTATGGTTACAGCTTCCGTTGGAACAAGAACAACGTGGCGATCAGTCTCGGGTTTGGCAGCCTGTACAACCACAGCTACGAACCCAACGCGGTTGTCGTGCAGGACCTCAAGGCACTGACGATGACCATCCATGCTCTCCGCCCTATCTCTGCGGGCGAGCAACTGTTTATCAACTACAACGGTCCTGCGGACGATAAGTCTCCCCTTTGGTTCACCTGAGGACAGGACCTCTATTGAGGAGTACCGTGTCATGGCTGAGGTCAAGCCGAGCCGAAAGTTCTACGTGGTGTTGCAGACGAGGAGCATCCGCCTGCCGCACAATCTGAAACTGGAAACAACGGCGACCACGGAAGGCATCGCAAAGAATCACGCACTCTACCATCTGCGCAAGCATGGTCATGATGCGTTCCGTGTGACCAGGAGAGTGTTCGCTCCACACCTTACCATGCTGCGGGAGTACCTGCTCTCGGATCAAGGACATACGTTCGTCCAGTTCGTGGACGAGGACTCAGAACTGTGGGCGCGCTCCCTGGATCTTCGCGCCTACTTGCCAAACAAACCGAGGTAACAAATGTACGAACAGGAAATCGAGAACGGCGCCATCGTCGCCTGCCAGCTTGCATCGGGCATGATCGTCATGGGCCATACCGAAGACTGGATGAACACCGGCCCGGGTGAACGTCCGAGCCACGAGGAGTACGTCTATCTCCACCGCCCGCTGATCTTCACCCTGAGCAGCGACAAGGACGGCAATCAGGCCGCGGTGTTTAGCCAGCTGTGCCCGTTCGGCCGTGAAGTCATGGACTACCTGCCGCTGCGTCGCATCCAGCTGATCGACGAGCCGTATCTGCCAGAAGGCCAGCTGGAAGCCGCGTACATCGAAGCTGCGCTGGATCGCTTCGGTCCGGCCACTGCCGAGAAGAGTTCGACGGTGCTGAACTTCCTGCTCGACAACGACGTGTACGCGAAGCTGGTCGGCGCGCCGCAGAGCGTCGAGGCTGACACCGATGCCGAAGACGACGTGGAAATCGAAGACGCCGACGATGAAGGTCCGGACGTCAGCGACGGCCATGACCACGAAGGCTTCCCCGGCGGCTGTGAGCGTTTCGGCCACAGCGCCGACACCTGCCCTGAACGTTTCACCAAGGGCTAAACCCGAATAGCGTGTCTGCCCGGGCCTTTCCGGGCAGTCTACGTTTTAGGGCATAAGGAAATGCAGTAATGGCTAGACGTAAGACGGCGCTCAAGGCTCTACCAGCCAACGCGCATCCTCTTGGTATCGGTGAAGCCGAAGACCAGTTGTATGTCATCCGTAGCGAGGCTCAAGCGTGCCTTCGCGAAGACGACACTGAATCCTACAAGGGCTTCCGCTCACACGGTCCCGTTGAAATCCGTGGCATGTGCCCGCACGGCGTCGATACGATCTACCAGCTGTACTTCACCTACCTGCCGTCGAGAGGCGGCGTGACAGTAGAACAACAACGCTTGATGAACTTTGCCAAGGTGCTGGCAATGCGATTGGTTAGTCCTGACGCATACGCCCGTGATCTTGCGAACTACCTGTGCATCGGTCAGGCCCAGTTTGACAACGGGGAACTGCTGGCACTAGGCGGCATCAACTCGGAAGCGGCTGCTATCCACATCCGAGGTTACACCTGCTGTAAGCCGTGCAGCAAGCACATGAATGGCAACACCCTGATACGAATCCACAATGCCGCGCGCTGGACGGAGTCCGACCTGAATCGGGAACTGGAACGTGCGTGGACTACTCAGCAGCAGACCAAACTACAATACGAGGATTGACGTACATGGACAACAGCCTTTTGCCGACGATCGGTGAGCAAGTAATCGACCTCTACAAGCGCACGGTCAAGACCGATGGTGTGCAGAGCGGTAACTTCGATGAAGAGACCATGCGCTGGGCCATCGAAGAGGTCGGTCGCAACCTGATCGCCAGCTACGCCCGTGCCGAGAAGCTCTCGCAGACCCACGAAACGCTGGAGAGCGCCGCCAAGTGGAATGCGCTGGTCGGCAGTTCGCGCATTCGTGTGCTGGGATCGTCCGGCCTCACGACCGAGAAGTCCTACTACGGTGAAGATCGTCAGGGCTATGCCCATCTGGGTCTGGAGCTCTGGACCATCGGACCTGGCCACGAAACGGACAACCTCGGCGGGTTCTCGGGCAACGACTGGCTGGAGAAGTACGTCAACATCATGCGTGAGAACCAGGGCACGCTGAACACCGGCATGGAAGTCCGTACGCCGCTGAACTACGTGCTGCGCAGCGACGACGTGCAGTGGATCATCAACTCGGCCAACGAGGTTGGTGTCCGTGTCGGCAACCAGTGCTTCTTCTACCACGAAAGCCGCAGTGTGCAGTACAGCGCGGCAGCCGGGTTGAAGTTCCGGCCGATCTGCTCCCGCGATATGGGCAACCTCAGCGAACTGATGATCCGCCGTGTGCGCGAAGATACGTCGGGCCCGGAATGGCAGCTGGTCAAGAGCTATGAAGGCACCATGCGCCGGCTGGTTCCCGACGACGTGGCGAGTCATCGTGTTTCGTGGCGCAACATGCTGGTCGAGGCCAAGAAGGCCAATCTCGCCAACATGGAGCTCGATCACGACGAGCGCACAGGCAACGATTCGTACTACGACCACGAGATTCGCAGGTTCGATAGCGTGTTCGACGAACTGGCGACGATCAGCCACCATCTGGCATCGTACCCGCATCCCGACCACAAGCTGACGCCGGCTATCACCGTCTCGGCTCAGGAGGCGTAATGGCCAACCACATCTTCAACACCCGCTACCAGATCGACCTGCTCGACTACATGCTGACCTGCAATCAGGCGCTGCGTGAAGGCTGCGATCTGCCTGAGCCTCCGAACAAGGAGTATCGTCGGGGTGCGGACGGTGGCATATCGGTTGATGCCATTTGGTCGCAGCTGTACGGCCAGATGTACCGTATCTCGGACCATGCACACTACGCACGCATCGGTAGCAACGACGAGGACATTGCCAATCAGGCCCAGCGTATGCTCGATCGGATTCACCAGTCGGCCGATCCCACCGACATGGCTCTGCCCGGCTTGGTGCCGCGCTTGGTCCAGATCGGTATGGACACGCGCACGTACTGCCGCATTCTGATTCGCCCTGTCGATAAGCCGGTGCTGCCTGATCCGACCGCGCCGCGTCAGTTCTTCCAGAACCTGATGCCGCTTGGCGCCAAGTGGGAACACGCGTTGGTTGACGTGCAGTTCACCAACAAGCCGACTCCCACCGGGGACGTACACAACGGCTACTGCACGGTGAATGACAATGCTTGCGAGATTTACCAACGCATGGCAGAAGTCGTCGAAAGCTGCGATGCAACCATTCGTCAGGTCAAGCCGTTCGACTTCGATGGCCTCAATTTCCAACTGACCTTCTCCGAGATCCACGCCAATGGCTAAGCGCAAGACCCGTCTGACTGGCAACACGCTGCACAACGACGGTGACCATTCCGGACTGCTGTTCAAGATCGTGTTCGTGATTCTCGCCGTAGTTGGCGTGCTGTACGCGATCGGTAGCGAGCATCAGTTCCGCAAGACCAACGACTATCGACGGATCTACTCGGCCGACGTTGCGCCTTGCAGCACTCCGGAAGATGCGGAGCAGTGCCGTCGCTTGGCCGTGCCGCTCAACATCGAAGAAGATCAACCCGCAGAGACTGCCGCTGAGGCAACTCTGTAAAGCACAACCAACGTCGCGTGTCTGAGCCTTGCAGCGCGCGACGACCTCAGTCAAGGCAACAGGAATCCATATGAATGCACAGGTCGTGACCTCGAAAACCCGTCTCGCTCACCTCAACTCGCTGCTGGCTGCCGATGCTGCCAAGCTCGATCTGCCCGCATTCCGTGCGAGCGTTGGTGCATCCGGCTCCAACCAGGACTGGCTGCGCAAGGCGATGAAGAAGCATCCCGAGTGTAGTGCGGAAATCAAGGCCCTGCTGGACGTGCCGTTCAAGGATCTCCTCAAGCCGCACGTGGGCTGAGTGCTGGACTGAAACACAGCTGGTGGTTTGCTAAAAAGAAGCGGTAGCGCATCCTGTTAATTCAGGCTCTGTGCTACCGCTTTTTTCGTTTCCGCACGCTGGAATACGCTGCCGTTCGGGTTTGCGCCGAAAGCAGGATGCTAATTTTGAGCATGTTCCCGGGCGCTCTTTGCGCTGTTCGGGAACTCCGTGCTATACAAAGAGCATCCACTGGGAGACCCCTGAATGAATACCACCAACCCGTCCGCTGGCGTGTATGTGACCGAACGCGACTTGTCGGAACGTATTGCCAACGCGTCCACGACCATCGGCGCCATCGTCGGTCCCTCCCAGAAGGGTCCGGTGATGGAGCGCACGTTGGTGACTTCGGTCAAGCAGTTCGTGGAAATCTTCGGGCGCCCGACTCCGCAGACTTCGCAGATGCACTACCATGCCGCGCAGTTCCTGACCGAGTCGAGTCGTCTGTACGTCACCCGCGTGGTGGCACCCGACACGCTGACTGCTGGCGCCTACCTGAGCGTGGACGACCTGAGTTCGCCGGCGCCCATCCTCAAGCTCAACAACTTCGACGACGGCACCAACCAGCCGCTCGGCAAGTACGATCCCTTCAACACCCTGGGCTTCGATCCGGCTCAGCCGGGTATCGACCGCGTGCTGGGCTTCTTCTGCGCAGCGAACCCCGGCACCTGGAACAACGAAATCTTCATCCGCGTTCGTCCCTCGACCAAGTCGGGCGTTGCCGCACCGGATGATCCGTACCTGTTCTACGTGGACGTCTTCCTGAACTACCGCTCGCGCCGTCAGGCACCGAACGAATCGTTCCTGGTCTGCCGCGACTTCTACGTCGATGGCTTCGGTGAACAGCTCCAGATCGAAGAGGTCATCAACCGTCAGTCGAACATCATCCGCTACCGTCCGAACGAAGCCGCCCCGATCAAGGTCAAGATCCTGAACGTGGCGACCGAGTACCTGGATGGTGCAACCAACGGCTCGCGCCCGGCTGACGGCCTGGTCGTGCAGGGTTGGGAACTGTACGTCGACCCGGAACGTGTGGACGTGAACATCCTGATCCAGGGTGGTTACGAGAGCATCAACGTGCAGCAGACGATGACGACCATCGCGGAAGATCGCATGGACGCAATCGCGGTGCTGGATGTGCCTCGTGCACAGCAGGACGTCAGCGACGCCGTGTACTTCCGTCGCAACGACCTGAACATCGACAGCAGCTACGCGGCCCTGTACGGCCCCGACCTGCTGATCTACGACGAGTACAACGACCGTGAACTGTACGTGGCGCCGTCGGGCTACGTTGCCGCCGTGATGGCGAAGACCGACAACGTCGCCGCTACGTGGTTCGCTCCCGCGGGTCTGGAGCGTGGTCTGCTCCGCATTCGTGGCCTGCGTCACGTCTACAATCAGGGTGATCGTGATGCCCTGGTGGACGCGCAGATCAACCCGATCCGCAGCTTCCCGAAACTGGGTTCGTATGTCGTGTGGGGTGCTGACACCCTGCAGGTCATGGCATCGGCCCTCACCAACGTCAACGTCCGTCGTCTGCTCAACTTCGTGGAGAAGTCGATCCAGATTGCGGCCATCTACAAGACGTTTGAACCGAACGATGAAATCCTGTGGTCTCGCCTGACGGAAATGTGCGAACGTTTCCTCAAGCCGATCCGTGCCGGCCGTGGTGTCTACTGGTACGACGTGGTGTGCGACGAGAGCAACAACCCGCCCTCGATCCAGGCCAACGGCGACACGATTCTGGATATCTACGTCGACCCGGTGATCCCGGCGAAGCGCATCCACCTGAACGCAACCGTGACCCGTCGCGGCGCGTCGTTCACCGCGGAAGCACTGGACACCTCGAACTAATCGTTCGGGGTTGTCCTCCGCCTCGGGACATTCCCCATACAACAAACACCAAGCCTACAAGACAAGGACCCGAAAGGTATCGCAAGGAAGCAACACAAATATCTAGTAGAGGCTATTATGCAAGAGGATGTTAGGCAGACTGGGGAAAGCCGAGTCCCTGACGCCCAAGTTTTGCATGCCAGACAGGAAATGCTCTTTGAGTCTTTCGCTGAGGTCAAGCGTGTACTCAAGACCGTCGAGGAGACTGTTGCGATCTTTCGCGTGTTCGACATGCAGATCAAGCAGCAGGGCCTTGACATGGATCGGCTCACCCGTGTCGTTGATGACCTGCATCAGCGGCTCAACGACATGGGACCGATGGTCGAGAAGAGCATCAACGTCGTGCGCGCCGACCTCTCTGAGGAAATCGAAAAGGCCCAGACCACTGCCAATGAAGTAGGCAGCAAAGTGAGCAACAAGCTCTCTTGGATTCAGGGCGCAGTTGCGGCTGTTACCTTCCTTGGCGCAATCATGTACGGCTTTGGCGTATGGTGGGGAGGTCGATATGTGGACATCATTGAAAATGGTGACCGCTACATCCACACCCTGAAAACTTTGCAGGCGGAAGAACACCTGCGAAGCTCGCTGGGCGACAAGCCCAGGATTGAGCAGCTGGAGAACCCTCCGGTTGTGACGCGGGACAACGGGCGCAGGCTTTAAACGGTTTGCGCCCGTTCACTCCTATCGTAGAAGACAAAACACCGGCCTCGAGGAGGGGCCGGAATAGGTAAACACCATGACCCTCTCCACAACGCAGAGTAGGACCTTGGACGAGAGCCGTAGAATGGCTGTGGAAACTCTCCACGACATTCGCCAGTCAGCAGCCAACATTGCCGACACGATGAAGACCGACGTGCTTCACAACACGAAGATGCTTCGGACTGTGGCGACCCTGCTGGAAAACGGTCTCGTTCTTCTTGACAAGGATAGTAGGATCACGGTCTTCAATCCTGCGGCCAGTTCGATTTTCGGACTGCAGGCATCGGAGGCGGTGGGCAAGACTTTCGGTCAGTTGTTCCCTTCCCTGGCACGGAAGTTCTCTGCCGACTCGGATTCGATTCAGGGCATCCATACCCTGGACGATGAAGGCCGTAGTGGAGTTGTAAACCTGTCGTTCGCTCGGATGGTCGATAGCAGCACTGACCATTCGTTCAGCGTTTTGGTTGCAAGTAAGGAATTCAGGGGATGCCAGAACGGTGAATGCCAGGACGGCTTGCAACAGCGGCTGAAAGATGCCAATGACCTGCACAGCCTGACCATCTGGAACTTTCCCATCCCAGCTTTCTTCTCGGATGCGGAAGGTACAACGATCAGAGGTAGCAAGGAGTTCTACGCCCTCATGGGCCGCACGCCCAGCCAGTTGAATGGCCGGAGCGTGGAAGAACTGCTGCCCGCTGCATACCACGACTGGTACTTCAAATCGGACGACGCTGCTCCGCTGCGAATGTACCTGACGACCCCGCAAGGAGTACGTGAGTTCCTTGCGCATCGCAATCCTGTCACTGACGACACTGGCCGAAAGATCGGCTATATCACCTGCCTCGTCCAACAGGCAGTGCAGCAATCGGGTGATACCGATTTCGTACGGTCCTTCATAAAGACCATCGACGCGCTTGACACACCACTCATGCTGGTGTCCTTCGCAGAGGGGCGTGTGCTGCTTGTCAACCGTGCGTTCTGCCTGAAATACGGCTACGAGCGCCCGGATATCATCAACACCAAGGCAACTTCCATCCTGTCAGGTGGAGACTTCACTCGCCTTCGCCGGACCATGACCCACGCGCTCGCCACAGGCAAAGACAGCCTTGGCCGTTTCCGTATCAGAGACGCGCTCGGGAATCGCATTTGGTTGACGGTAAAGGCTATCGCAATCTCCACTGGACTGGTTGAGGGTAAGCACCCGAAGTATTGCCTCCTGACGGAGTGCTAAGTCCATGACTATCAAAGAGTCCGTCCCGTACCGGGAGGCTCAGTCGTCTATTCGTACTGGGGATATTGTCTTCATCGGTGGAGCCAAGAGCCTGTTCTCGTGGCTTATCTCCGCCGTCACTCGCTCCAGCTTCTCGCATGTTGGTATCGCGTGCTGGATGTATGACCATCAGGAAAGCGTGCCCACGTTGTTCATTGTCGAGGCCACTGCTGGCGGCCGGCGCCTTGTCACCATGGACTACTACGGTGATCGACGTCCAATGAACATCGTGGAATCGCCTGTTCACTGGGTGAAGTACCGTGCGCCGTTGCTTGAGCGCACCGGGCTGGAGAGCTACGGCTACTTCGACCTGATCGGTATTGGCATCAAGGAAATGTTCGGGATTCGCACAAAGGACTTCGACGGTCAGGTGTGTTCCGAAATGGTTGCAACCATGCTCAACGAAGGCGGCCTCGGCCTCGATACTTCAATGAGTCCTGGCCGTCTCTACACCGCACTTCTGGAACGTGGCTGCGCCGTCAAGGCGATCACCACACCCAAATAACCTACAGGTAAGGTAGCCATGTCACAACACGAAACTCCCGCAGATCCGGCCCGTGCCGCCCTTGAACTGGCTCGCCGGCGTCAGGATCTGGAGCTCTCCGAACTGAAAGCGCAGCGCAACGTGGCCTTGGACGAGAACTGCTCGCTCCGTGCCGAGATTGCACTGCTGCGCTCTGCTGTGAGGGAAGCTCGCGCATCGAATGAGGCAAGCCAGTCGGCGTTGCAGCAGGCACGATCCAACCTGACTGCGACGATCAACGAACTCGCCGGCGTGAAGGAGGAGCTTCGTCTGGAAAGGCAGAAGCCTGCTGGCCGTAGTCGCACTCGCACTCGCCAGTCGCAGACGCCGTAACACCAAGATCCTCACTTCCCGCACACCGCTGACGGTGGTGCGTCAATCACCGGAGCAATCCCATGGCGGTCAACGTATCTTCGTTCCTGCTTCCACGCAACGGCGCACAGTGGTTCGTCCTCGAAGACATTTATGTCCGAGGCGGCTTCCGCATCGTTGCGAATCTCGAAGCGCGCGCTGCTATCCATGCCTCTTCCAAGAAGGCTCGAATGGTTGTCATCACTGCCGACGACGGCAAGGTGTGGCAGCTACAGCCTGACATGGTGACGTGGGCCGAGTTCCGCACAAAGTCCACGTACTACCCGTTCTTCACGCATGACCAGCCTGAGGCTTCGGAAAAGTGGACTGTCCAGCATAACAAGGACACCCAGTATTTCTCCTACACGCTGTTCGATGGTGAGGGTGAGCAAATCATCCCTGGCGGTGTCCGCATTGTGGACCCCAACACCATCGAGTTCAGTTTCAGTATCCCCGTCTCCGGACATGTGACGTTGACGTTCGCGGAACTGAGCTAACCCATAAGAGTCTACAATCTCCTTACACTACAGGCACGTGCTTTGTAGGTTGGCTAGCATCGTCCTGAGGTCCAACGGATTGGACAACTGACGTGACCTAGTTGGCTACTATACCCTCTTTTCTTATTGCTCTCTTTGGAGATTCACATGGACCTGCTTGGCAATCTCGTACTTCGTGGTCTTGGCTTCGTCAAGAACCTGCGCATCGAAAACCTGGCCGCGGATCCCGTAACGCCGTCGACTGGCCAGCTGTGGTACAACACCACCGATGGCGAGTTCCGCGTCTACGACGGCACCACGGTCAAGACCATCTCCCTGGGCGGCGACAGTGCTGCGATCCAGGCCGAACTGGACGCAACCCAGGTCGGTGCTGGTCTGGGCGCTGACGGCTCGTACACCAAGTTCACCGACAGCAACTACATCAACGATGCCACGTCGCTGACCAACGCCGACAAGCTGCTCGACACGCAGTTGAAGACCACCGATGCCGACCTGCGTGCGCTGGTCATTTCGGCCGCCAGCACTGCGCAGGAGCTCAACTCGGTTGAGACCGGCGCTGGCCTGAGCAACACCGGTACCTACGTGGTCCCGACCGGCACCAACTACCTGGATGCTTCGACCTCGCTGGCCAACGCTGACAGCCTGCTGGACACCGCAGTGAAGTCTGCGGCTGATGCAGCTGCGGCTGCTGCGACCAAGGCCGATGGCGCAGTCGAGCGCACCGGCGACACCATGGAAGGCAACCTGGCTTTCGGCGGCACCCACAAGATCACGGGTCTGGCCGATGGTACGACTGCCACTGACGCCGTCAACAAGGGTCAGCTGGACGCTGCTCTCGCCGGTCTGGACTTCCAGCCGGACGTGTGGGGCGTGCAGACCGATGCAACCCTGGTGCCGGAAGAAACGCTGGGTCGTCGCTACATCATCACCAATGCTGCTGCCCTGAACGCGGGCTTCGGCACCATTGACGGTGTTGCGAACGGCGATATCGTGGAATACGACGGCGCCGACTTCCAGGTCGTGTACGACGTGTCCACTGCCGGCCCGGGTGCCATCGCGTGGAATCGTGGTGACAACCAGTTCTGGTACTACGGCGCCACGTCGTGGTCGGCCTTCGGTGGCATGTCCGGTGTTGAAGCCGGCGTGGGCTTGAAGAAGACCGGCAACGTGCTGAGCGTGGAGCTGGGTGCTGGTATCGGCCAGCTGCCGACCAACGAAGTTGGCCTGGACGTTCTGCCCGCTGGCGGCCTGTTCCTGACCGAGAACGGCACGGCTGCTTCGACCGGTACCGACGCCAAGCTGGCGCTGCTGCTCGACGGCACCACGCTGGCTCGTTCGGCGACCGGTGTCAAGATCGCTGACGCGGGTGTTGGCGCTGCCCAGATCGCTGCTGCTGCCCTGGGCAATGGTCTGGTTGGCGGCGCTGGTACCGTGCTGAGCGTCGAAGCCAAGCCGGACGGCGGCATCATCGTCGACGAGGACGGCCTGAGCATCGACCCGAGCGTCCTCGAGTTCCTGCCGCTGGCTGGCGGTGAACTGACTGGCCCGCTGCTGCTGGCTGCCGATCCGACCGACAACCTGGGCGCTGCCACCAAGCAGTACGTGGACGCCAAGGCTGCAGGCATGGGCGGCACCTTCAACTACGACGGCGTGACCAGCTCGACGACCCACGTCGTGCAGCACAACATCGGCTCCAAGTATTGCGTCGTCACGGTCGTGGACAGCGCCGACAAGGTCATCATCCCGGACAGCATCACGTTCGACGATGAAAACAACCTGACCGTGGGCTTCGCCTCGGCCATCACCTGTAAGGTGGTCGTCGTCGGCAAGTACGTGGCGCCGGCTCCGCAGCAGTAAAAGCAATCGCGGCAGTGCGGAGGGCTGGAGCAATCTAGCCCTCCTTGATTCACGCAGATAGAATAAAGGAAACCGCGATGGATATCCATGGCGCCATGAACTTCCGCGGCAACCCGGTCAGCAACTTCGCTTTCAAGATGGAGAACGATTGGCCGATTGATCCGCAACCCGGTCGCGTACTGTTCCGCGAACAGGACCGGATGCTGTACATCTGTGCGGAACTTGCTGGCGGTCTGCCGGTGTGGGTTCCGTGTGCACAGGTCAAGGACATGTATCGCCATCAGCAGGGCGATGCCGCGCTGGAGTGGACAGTCGAACACAAGCTCAACATCAACCCGGTGTTGGTGCAGGTGTACGACGCAGAGGGCAAGTGGGTGATTCCGGACGAAATCATCTGCTCCGATCCCAACCGCTCCATCGTGAAGTTCAACATCCCGACGGCTGGCACCGCAATCTGTATTCGCGGTGAAATGTTCGGTGTCACTTCCGAGAACGTGGCCTACGAGCAGGACTTCACCGAAGCCGCTGACGAATGGGTCGTGGTCCACAGTCTGGGCTACAACCCGGATATCAAGGTCTACGTCGGCGGTGTGCAGGTTCAGCCGCAGTCCATCGTTCACAACAGTACCACGCAGGCCACCGTCACCTTCTCGGAGCCGCAGTCTGGCTTCGTGCGCTGCTTCTAAGGAGAATGGTTATGTCCGTTTTCCGCCGTAGCTCGCACACCCATGTTCAGACGGAGCCGAGTGATGAATGGACGATCACCCACGGCATGTACTGCCGCCCCGCGGTGAGCGTGACCATTGAACACGAAGGCAAGGTGCAGACTGTTCTGCCCCTCGAAGTTGAAATCGTGGACCTCCAGACGGTGATCGTGCGCTTCACCAAGCCTCAGACTGGTGAAGCCCGCTTGGGCTAAGCCAAAAGCGCGTCGTAACGGGAGGCATCCTTCACTGGGTGTCTCCCGTTTTTGCTATGCGGACCATGTGTGCATAGTAATTTACCACTATCTAAACGAGCGGACTATAGCGCCGCCTCACCGAATGGGGACATTCATGGAACTCCGCCTCAACCAATTCATCACGGGTGTCGAACGCATCACCGATATCCACAATCTCGATTACTCCAACGTGGTGCTGTTCAACATGCACCACCCGAAGTACGTCGAGTTGGAACCGACGCTGCAGGCCGCTGCCGAAGACGACGACAGCGAACTGATTAACTCCAACTTCCGCATGGCTGCGGGGTTTGTCGAACCGGACTATTTGAGCCTGCCGCTCAATGGCATCTGGATCAACCTCTACCCGCACAGCAACTACTACCGACAGGCCCTGCGCCTCGTTGATACCCGTCCTCCGAACGAGTCGGGTGTTGCCAACGCCATAACCAACGAAGGCTACAACGCCACCTGGGTGAAGCTCAGCCGCTACGACCAGATGTTCGAGGTCCAGCAGCAGGACACCGGCGGCAGTGCTGGTCCGAAGGGACCGGACGGCGACAAGGGCCTCGTACACAAGAACGCGTGGCTGATCGACACCGCCTACAAGTTCGGCGATGGCGTGATGCACAACGGCAGCTACTGGGTTGCGAAGCGCGACAACACGGGTGCAGACCCGAGTGAAAGCGCAGCCGACTGGCAGCTACTGGCGGAAGTGGGCGATGATCCCGATATCGACTACGACCGTATTCTCCGCGAGGTCAAGGAACAGCTGGGTTGGGACGACGTTCCTCCTCCGCTCTGATTTTCTCTCGCTCCACCCTCACTGATTCCTGACACGAGGCATACATGGACACCAAGCTCCAAGAATTCGTGAGCCAGACCGCAACTCTGGCGAGCGTGCGAAACGTCGATACCCGCAACCCGATTGCCTACGATCTGGACATGCCGTCCATGTCGATGCGCTTCCGCGTTGTGGGCAGCATCGTCGAGCCGAGCTACAACGGCTATCCGATCAACCTCATCTGGGTCGTCCTCGACGGCAACAGCCCGTATTTCAACAAGGTGTTGCAGTTGAAGTCTGCGACCTCGAACGATGAATCCATCGAGGATCGCATCACCGACGTCAACTTCATGGGCACCTGGGTGCAGCTGGAGAACTACGCGGATCTGTTCCTGTATCCGCAGTACTACGTCACGGGCGGCGGTGCACCCGGTCCGGCTGGCCCGAAGGGTGACCCCGGCTACAACGTGCGTGGCGACTGGGTCCTGACCTCGACCTACGCCCGCAACGACACGGTGCAGTTCAACGGCAGCAGCTACGTCTCGCGCATCGCTGACAACATCGGCGAAACGCCCGGTGTCAGCACCAACTGGCAGCTGGTTGCCCAGAAGGGTGACACGCCCGAAGTGGACTACAACCGCATCATCGCCGACGTGGTTGCCATGCTCAAGCCGACGCTGGTCGAGCTGGAGATTCGTGGTTCGACCGCCGACCTGTTCGAGGGTGCAAGCCGCACGTTCGCCGTGTGGGCGAAGTACAGCAACAACACCGAAGAGAACGTGACGGCGAACGCGCAGTGGACCGTGAGTCCGAACGCCGTTGGCTCGATCAACTCCTCGGGCGTGTTCACTGCTGCACAGGTCAACGCTGATACGCCGACGACCCTGACTGCCGCGTACACCAACCAGGAAGGCGCAAGCCGTTCGGCCGACACGGGCTTCACCGTGAAGAACAAGGTGCCGACCGCTGTGACCGTCTCGGGTGCCGCGAACGTCAACGAAGGCACCACGTCGCAGTACACCGCTACCGTCCAGTACAACGACGGCACCTCGGTTGCTGTTCCGTCCAGTGGTCGCGTGTGGGCTGTCGAACCCGATACCAACGCGTCGATCAATGCCTCCGGCCTGCTGACTGCCGGCCAGGTGACTGCTGACACGGCGGCTGTCGTTCGTTGCAGCTACACCGAAAACGGTACGACCGTGTCGGGTACCCGCAGCATCACGATCAAGAACGTGGTCGCAGCCTCTCAGGCCCGTTACCTGTCGCGTGCCCGCATCACCGATATGTCGCAGTACAACAGCGCGTTCGTGAACAGCCTGACCAACACCGTGCCGAGCGGCTGGCCGCATGACCTCGATCTGGCGATCGGCAGTGGCCAGTACGGCTACTACGCCCATCCCAAGTCGTGGGGTCTGGCCCGCTTCGAGGACAAGGATGCTCCGGGCTTCCCCGGCGGCTGGGACGGCGCTCGCAACGACATTCTCGATCCGTCGAAGTACGGCCCGTACGAAGTCCAGGCGACCGTCAACGGTGTCACCGAAGCATGGTACATCTACCGTACCGATCAGCCGGCGCTGGGTAACACCCGCTGGACGATCTCGGTCACGCCGTAAGCCAGCAGGGCCCGTGCTTTCATAGGCGGGCCCTTTGCTGCTACATCCATCTCAGATTTCGGAGCTAGCCATGCCCATTGCAATTGCCTCTTTCCTACTGCCGCGTCCCGGCAGCAACTACTTCCTCGTTGAGGATATCTACGTTCGCGGCGGCTTCCGTACGGTTGCTGACCTCGCTGAACGTGATGCCACGCCGGTGAACAACCTCAAGAAGGGCTGCCTCGTGTACGTGCAGTCCGAGGAAGTCCTCTACCGCTTCGTTGGTCCGACCCCGGACGATGAAGGCCTTGTCTTCGAGCTTGCCAACTTCGGCGGTGGCGGCGGGATGACCTGGCGCGGCACGTGGACCCACGAAATCGAGTACGCGCGCAACGACGTGGTGTATCACAACGGATCGTCCTGGATCTGGCCTGTGGACAGCGCACCCAATGGTATCGAGCCTGGCGCTGACAACGAATGGCAGCTGGTTGCTCTCGTTGGCGAAGCTGGTACCGACGGCGAGAAGGGTGACAAGGGCGACGTGGTCAGCATGACCCCGAACGCTGCTGGTACGGCCGGCGAACGTCCGAACTACGACAACGAGCCGAAGGGCTTCACGTTCATGGACGTGGATACCCCGGCGCTGTACATCCGCAACGATGATGCAGGCGGTTCGTGGGCCGGCCCGTTCGACTTCTTGCAGGGTCCGCGTGGCCTGCAGGGCATCCAAGGCGAACAGGGTATCCAGGGTCCGGAAGGCCCCAAGGGTGATACCGGTGAGCAGGGTATCCAAGGCCCCAAGGGTGACAAGGGTGATGACGGCGACGTCGGTCCCCAGGGTGCCGAAGGCCCGAAGGGTGATACTGGCGAACAGGGTATCCAGGGTCCGAAGGGTGACAAGGGCGATACCGGTGAGCAGGGTATCCCCGGTGTTGCCGGCCTGACCAACAAGGGTGTCTACAACCCGGCCACCACGTACAACGAAGGTGACGTGATCGCTCACGATGGCCGTTCGTACTCTGCTGCGCGTGACGGTGTCGTTGGCATCGAACCCGTCGGCAGCACCGTCGACTGGACCGTTCTTGTCGAGCGCGGTGCACAGGGCGAGAAAGGTGATACCGGTGAGCAGGGCATCCAAGGCGTGGAAGGTCCCGAGGGTCCGGAAGGCCCGCAGGGTATCCAAGGCATCCAGGGTCCGAAGGGTGACAAGGGCGACAAGGGTGACGCAGGCGGTTCGGTTAATCACGCTGCGTCCCACGCCAAGGGCGGCAGTGACGAACTGACCCCTGCTGCCATCGGGGCTGTCGCTGATACGGGCGGTACCGTCAACGGTGACCTGACCATCACTGGCAAGCTGTTCGGCAACAACGTCTTCCCCACGGTCGGCGATCTGCCTGCACCGGCTGCGTCCGAAGGCAACCTGGTGTTCGTCACCGAAGGCGCACGCACGCTGTTCTCCAACGGCACTGCATGGGTCGACGTTGGTCGTGGTGGTGACAAGGTGCTTCCGTACGACCTCGGCTTCTATGCCGGTGGTGCGAACGATGCGTCCGCAGTCCTGTCCGCGTTCCTCGCCGTCCGTTCGATTGCCCTCAAGGCAGGCCTGACCGGCAGTCGCGCACGATGCCTGGTTGCTCCCTCGGCCGCACTCACCCTGCAGCTGTGGAGTGACAGCACCCAGATCGGCACCGTGAACTTCGCTTCGGGTTCGACCACCGGCTCGTTCACGTTCTCCGCGGACGTAACGATTGCGGCTGGCGCCGTGGTCAGTCTGCGCACGGGCTCTGCCGGTAACGCCGCAGTCCGCAACGTCATGGTTACCCTCGTCGGCTTCGCTGTTGCTGCCGAAGGCACCATGAACTCGTAACCAAAGAAGGAGTCTCGCTATGCCATTCATGGTGCAATTCGTTAATGGCTCGGGCGCAGTCTCCGACTCCGGTGGTTCCGATGATGGTCAGGGCATCTTGCCCATCATCGGCGTTGCTGACTGGAATGCACCTCGTACCAGTGACACGATCTTGAATCTCCGTGCGATGCAGCGCGGCCCGAACCCGTCGCGCCAGATCCCGATCTTCAACATCGAGGCTCAGGGCAACGACGGCTACTGGCTGGCGTATCCCAAGATTTACGGTCTCGCCACTTTCAACGAGGTGGATTCCAACGGCAACATCATCGGCATCGGTGACGGCGGCTGGGACGGCGCAAACGGCGATCCGATCAGCACGCAGGGTCCGAAGGAAGTCGAAGTCATCATCGACAACAAGCGGATCCCCATGTACCTGTACATGAGCGACTGGCCGGGTCTGGGCAACTCCTACTGGAGGACGACCTAATGCCCATCGCAATTGCCTCTTTCCTGCTGCCCCGTCCGGGCGGCAACTACTTCCTCCTGGAGGACGTCTACCTGCGTGGTGGCTTTCGTGTAGTTGCAACGCATGAAGCGCGCGATGCGATCCCGCCTCTGAGTCGCAAGGCTCAGATGCTGGTTGTCACCCAGGACGACAAGAAGATCTGGCAGATGGATGACGACCTCGAAACGTGGTCCGAGTTCAAAGCTGGCGGCGGTGGAGACGGGGCTGGGCCTCGCGCGACCTTCGAGCATACTGTAAACGACATTCCTGCCCTGTCGTATGCAGATTTCGATATGGACGCAGGGAACACGATCATCGTGTTGAAGCTGCGCGTCTCCACCGCCTGCATTGTGGAAGTCCATGAGACTTCCCAGCGCATCGACAACAACCCGTACAAGTTCATCGCCACCGAAGATCACCTCGAGGACGATGGAACCACCGAGTTGGAGGACGGCACGACTGTGAAGAATCGCCGCTACTCCATTCTGACCAACATGGAGGTTGAGCCCAACGGCAAGCAGTTCATCCGCATCATCAACCCAAGCGAAAGCATGGTTAGCGTAAAGCTCACCGTCATTTACAAGCCTGTTGAGGCTTGATCTACCTGGAGACAGAAACATGAGTGGTTACCGTATCGAACGCCGTGGCTTCACCAAGGTCCATGCCCTGGTTTCGTCCATCGTCGATGACATGCTGGCCAATGGCTTCACGAAAGTGTGGCCTGCGCAGTACACGCCCGGCACCAGCAAGGATATCATCCTGCAGGCCGGCGAGAACGTGGATCCGCTGCATGAGACCCAGCCGTGGTGCGTGAAGTTCCTGTGGTCGAAGGACGCGGCGGACAAGGCCAACAACGAAGCGACCAACGGCGGCAAGCTGGACGTGATCTTCGGTGCGCCGAGCATGTTCACCAGCGAAGGCATGCACGCGAACTACTTCCGTCAGCCTGCTGGCGCGAGCGACAACCGTGACGTCGTGGGTCTGGTCGGCACGGCCGTCAACCGTGACACCAACCCGGATATCGGCAGCCCGGATCGCACCTTCATCGACCGTACCCGCCTCAAGGTCACCACCGGTGCGGCAGCCCGTGATGACACGCTGGCTTACCCCATGAGCTACCAGCTGACGATCACCCCGCGTGGCTTCGCGCTCGTGGTGTGGGAGCAGGGTCAGGAACGTGAAGGCAATCGCTACTCGTTCGTCGTCGCACAGCGTCCGGTCGACAACGTGACTGGTCAGACCATCGTCGCAGGCAAGGCACCCGTGCATTGCCTCTACGGCCTGATGAAGCCCGCCGTGAACCAGCCGTGGACCGACGTGAGCAACTTCAACTTCCGTCGCTTCACCATCCGCGAAGCGGACGTGCAGGTGCCGGCACCGATGGCGACCTTCGGCACCATCGCTGACAGCGCGGCCAATCCGATGATGGGCGTCGATGCGACCCGTCATTCGATGGACTACAACGCGATCATGAACGGCTCGCAGCAGGTGTCGATCAGCGAGGACAACAAGTACGTCGTGTCCTTCCCGACCGGCCTGAACACCGCCCGCTATGCCTACAAGCATGAGCTGGACATGCTGGCGTACTGTTCGGCCGACGTGGTCTCGCAGGGCACCGAAGTCCCGCTGCAGGTGTACGGCGAAGCACAGCCGCGCAAGTACCTGGCCATGAACGCCAACGGCGGCAACAACAGCGGCATGCGTCTGCTGCTGCTCGTTGACGGTGGCGGCATCAGCCCGGCCGGCGGCTGATCCACAAGCAGTAGGTAAGTCCAAAGGGCCGCTGGGTTGAATTCCGGCGGCCCTTTTCTTCTAGCCTCGTGGCTGGACATAACACAAACAGGCGCTACGATGACTAAGCTCTTTCCGACCCAGTTCGACACCCCGACCAACTCGACTGTTACCAGCGCAGAGTTCGTGGCCGAAGCCGATGGCAGCTACACCGTCTCGGGTGGCGCCACGCTGGTCGTGAATGGCGTTGTAGCCGGTGCGTCTGCGTCCATCGTTGAGGATGACCGTGTTGCATTGCGCATGGTCTCCAGTGGCGACTACGCTTCCGCACGTCATGCCGTTCTGTCCATCGACGGCGTGCAGCAGCAGGTGTGGACTGTGGTGACCGTCAACGATCCCACTGTGTACGCCAATCCCCTTTTCTTCGACCTCGATCTGTACGAAATCGAGCGCGATGCGCAGGGCGTCGAGTATGCTCCGTACTCCGTCTACAACCGCGCACTCTTGTTCAACCTCATTGGCGCTGCGGGCTCTGTGTCTCTGGCCAACGGCGTGAAGTCGCCGACGCCTGCACTCACCAGCAGCATGCCGATCTGCTCCTACTACGACAAGCGCGTGGACCTGTTGGGCGTGAGCGAGAAGGCTCTTGTCCGCAGCTACGCGATTGATGGCCGTCCCTATCAGGCGGTGCGTGTGCCGCGTGATCCCAACGCGCAGATGCTGACGTTCGACACGTGGGTTACCGTATCTGATGGTGCCCGTGTGGACGTCATCGGCTCGGACCACGAGAAGGCATTCGAGATTCCGACCGGCACTCGTCCGACCGGCATCGCGGTCAGTGCCAACTACCGCCACGTGTGGATTGCCAACAGCGCAGACAACACCGTGCTGCACCTTGAATGGAACGGCACCACGTGGACTCGCACCACCGTGAGCGTGAGTCAGAATCCGGTCTACATCGTGGTGGACAGTCTGAACAATGCCTACGTGTCGTGCTTCGCATCGGATCGTCTGACCAAGATCACCCCTGCGAACGTCACGTCCTCGATCATCGTCGGCCAGAGTCCTCGTGGCGTGTTCTGCTCGGGCGCCGTAGTGTGGGCAGCAGTCTTCGGCGAAGGCAAGATCGTTCGTATCGAAGACGACGCAATCGTGGCTGAGGTCGAGGTCGCACTGTGCCCGTATGCTGTCGGCCAGAACGCTGACGGTACCATCCTGGCATCGTGCTTCTCGACCAGTGAACTGTTCCACATCAACCCGTTCGGCAACAACGAAATCACCAAGCGTGAGCAGGTGGCTCGTTTCCCGTACGCCATCCAGAACGTCGATTCGCTGTGCGTGGTGTCCTGCCTGTGGCAGGGTACTCCCGAGTTGACCTACGTCCTGGATCAGACGCCATTCCGCTTCACGTTCGATAGCCCAGAGAGTGTGGCACGCAACGCTGCGATCCGTACCAATCGCTTCCGCGTCGAAGGCATCAACGTCGAAACATCGGTCAGCGTGTCGCCGATGTTCAATGCCATCGTGGTCAAGAACGGTGCAGCAGTGGGCGTCAACACCACAGTGGTGCGCGGCGATACCCTGCAGGTGAACTACACCTCGCCGGCCCTGCCCGAAGAAGAGTTTGAACTGGAGCTCGTCGTTGGTACGTTCTCCAACGTGATGCAGACCAAGACCGTTGCGCTCGATACCCTCGTGGATGCCTTCGACATTCCCGCAGTGGTCGCAGCGGAGCTCAACACTGAGTACACGTCGCAGGAAGTGACCATCGGCGGTCTTGAAGTTCCGACCGAACTGAGCATCAACAGCGGCATCCTGATCAAGAACGGCGTTGCGCTCGACTCGATTGCCGTTGAGGTCCAGAACGGTGACAAGATCCAGATCCGCATGACCTCGGCTGCAACGAACTCCACGCCGGTGTTCAGCACGCTCACGGTTGGAGCGTTCGAGGAAGTGTGGTCGGTGTTCACGAAGGACGAAGTGGGCAGCACCGTGTACCAGCCGGTGATCGACGCAGGCAAGACCCTGTTCGACCTGATCAACTTCAACGCGCAGTCGGCCAACATCGACCCTGTGAACGATATGCTGTACCGCTACAACGCGAACACGATGGGTGCGCCCGTTGAGTACGCTGTGACCAATGCGGCGGTAGGCAACGGCAGCAACAGCAAGGAGAACCTGTACGTGATGGATGCTGCGCGCAAGCGTGTGGTGTTCATGGACGTAGACGACGCCAGCGTGCCCGGTGTCGAAGCGATCTACCAGCTGGACGGCATTCCCTATGCGGTCACTGCTGGTCCGATGGTCGCCATGGGTCGTCTCGCCACCAGTCAGTATGCGACGGTGTACGACAAGGACAAGATCGTCAAGCTGGGCACCAACGTGTCTCTGCCGCTTATCTCCGGCGCCAAGCCGATGGGCATTGCGTGCAGCAACTACAACGTCATGTACGTGGCTGGTGCTGACGGCTTCCTGCATGTGTTCACCTACGACGAGGGCAGCAAGACGTTCTCGTTCAACACGATCCTCGGTGTTCCAAACGGCGGCCGTCTGTGCGACCTGATGTTCGATGACACCAGCCTGTTTGTTTCGGACCTGACGTCCGGTTCGGTGCACAAGCTGGTCAGCGGCTTCTACGTGGAGACGGTCAAGGTCGGCCATCTGCCGTACGCAATGGCACAGAGCGATACGCATGTGTTCACGGCCAACTTCGGCTCGGCCAGCGTGTCCAAGTTCCCGAAGAGCAACGGCGCTGGTGCAGTTGTCACTGTCAACCTGCCGCCGGGCGCAAGTCAGCCGACCAGCATCACCGTCGACAAGGCGCGCAATCGTCTGTTCGTGGCCTGCCCGCGTGAGAAGCGGATCTACGAACTGAATGCTGATACCCTTGCGGTGACTCGTACCATCAACGCCCTTGGTTACATCTGGGGCTTGCAGATGCGCGATAGCAGTCTGATGGCACTCTCCATGTGGGGCAACCTGCTGGAGAAGAATGCGGTGGGTGCGGTGCGTACTTCGCCGACCTCGTTGGTGTTCGCGCCCCAGATGGACGTTGACGTGGATGAAGCACTGACGTCCAACAGCGCGCGAGTGCTGGAGAACTTGGTGCTTCCCGAGCAGCTGTGGGTAGAGCCGTTCACCGACGTGGCCCTGATGAAGAACGGAGTCAACGTCGGCCATTCGACCACAGTGGTGAAGAACGACCGCATCGAGGTGATTGCCCGCAGTCCCAACAGCTACGACAGTGTTCGGTCGGTGCACGTCTACAGCTACAAGCACAACACCGCGTTTGAAATGCTCACCACCGAGGACGTGTTCCCCGATTACATCGTGTTCCCGACCGTACAGAATGCCGTCGTGAAGGACATGGTGGAGAGTGACACGATGGAGGTCAGCGGCCTTGCGGCTGGTGTCTCCGTGCGGTGCATCGTGAGCATGAGTGCTGGCACCATTCAAGAGGCCGAACTGGAACTGTTCATCAACGATGCGAAGGTAGATCCGACAGCAGAACTGATGGTCAAGAACGGCGACACCCTCAAGGTGCGTCTGCGCGTGGTCAACGTGTCGTGGAATGGCAACAGCCTGTACGTGCTGTTCCGTACCGATCGACCGTTCGACTTCGGTGAGTTTGCGATTCGTACCGCGTACCTTGAAGGTGCAGTGCGTCCGCCGAACGGTTGGATGCACGACTACCCGATGGGCACTGCTATCGAAGACGGCTATCACCATGCGGCACAGAGTCCGGAAGTGGGCTATGACCGTATGAAGATCATCGGCGAAGAGCAGATTTCCGGTGTCGAGCGCGATGCGGTTGTAACCACCGACAGCGTACACAGCCTGCTGGATGCGGTGCTGTATGACATTGAGGCCATGCAGTCCATTCTGGAAGTGGTCGATGTTCTCCAGACGGAACGCAATGCGGTTGGCACTGTGGCTGATACCGATATCGAGGGCTACGACAGGGCTGAGGACAACACGGCGACGTTCGTGGACGTCAGCGGCTACAGTCGTGCGGAGTTCAACCCGATGACCCTCATTGACGTGGACAGTTACGAGGTCACCAGCCTGTACAGCTTTGAGACGTCTCAGGAAGGTATGCCGACTGATGGCTATATGTCGTCCGCAGCTGGCGCCATCAAGATCGCGGAGAACGCCGGCTGGTTGAAGCATCTGCCCGTCGTGTTCACCAACACCAGTCGCGCGCTGTACGACGTGTTTGAGCCCAACGTGCTTCTGCCTGTGAGGGCCGAGTACGAAAAGATCGGCACGTACGGAGTGTGGGAGTTCAAGGTAGCCTACTCGCGCCATGAGTATTTCAACGCGCATGACGTGTTCGCTGCCTACTACATTGACAACATGTACTCGACTGCGGAGTTCAGTGTCTCCTACATGGGGCACAGTCCGTTGTCGCAGATCCCGGTCGTCAACAAGTGGCTCCAGTCGGCACTGCATTCGTTCCACGTGGTGAACACCTTCTGGCGCTACGTGCCGATGCTGCACACCGAGAAGTTCGGTGCAACGGCCGAGAAGCTGCGCACGCGCTCCATGTTTGACGTGGGCAGCAGCTATGACCGACGCGCACTGCGGCACATCAACTTCATGGATGACGTTGGCTATGACGTCCGTGAGATTCGTGCGATCAAGCTCAACATCGACGTGCAGTACATTCGACCGGCCAACATCGGGTTCGATGACTTCACCTACACGGCAGCATGGGAGAGGGCGTTCGATACTGAGGAAGCTGCAATTGCAGCCGGCTTGGCGTTCGAGCATCCGACGGTATACGGAAAGCAGCTGTACGATAATTTCTGGATGTGGCACATTCCGGGGCTTATCACTCGCGTCGAGTGTGCGAACACCTCGCTGCGTCCCACCGTTGTCAAGGGCTATGTGCAGGGCGGTTGATTCCGCCCTGCTGTTTCATCTACAGGAGACGGCACGTGTCGGCCATCAGTACGCCACCGAAGATTCACCACTTCATCCCCATCAACGTCGCTCGCGTGCAGAACGTCAAGTCTCCGCCGTACGGTGCGCCCGAAGCTCTGGGCGAGTATCGCCGTACCCAGTTGAATGCAGGCGCGTTGTCGTACACGTTCCCGGAGAGCCACTACCCGCTGCGTGTCGATGACATTCTGCTGGAGAACGTGATGGATCGGCGCATCATGCCGAATCGTCAGGCGCCACGACCGGGAGCGGGTAACACCGTCGTGTTCCGGCACGAACTGTTCGACTACAATCTGGAGACGCGCACGCTGACGTTCCATGGCGCGCTCGGCATTCCAGTCACGATGCACTGGTTCAACATGGGCAAAGCTCGCGCATGGAACGACCAGTGGATCAACCTGCCGTTGAAGTCGCTGCTGATTCAGGGCAGCAACTACATCGACCAGACGTTGATCCCACCGGACGAGACGGGCCTTACCGGCAAGTACCAAGGTTCGTGCCCGTGTTACCTCGAACTGGTGTCGCAGACCAAGCAAGGCATCGTGCGGTTGAACGATGCACTGGACGGCTTCTCGTACCGTGGCCGCGTTGGCTTCACTGGTGCGGATAGCTTTGAATTTCTCATTTACAACAGCTGGGGTCAGGTGTCGGACGTGTGTTGCTACACGCTGCAATGCTCCTAAGGGGAACCAACATGACGTTCATCTACACCGCAATAATCAACTGGCTCAGGAGATTCATCATGGACAAGATCAGCGACACCGCGAAAGAAAAGGCGAGCGCCGAGTGGAAGCGCGTCAAGAAGCGGGCGAAGGCGACGGGCGGCTTCTTCGCGACCTACTGGAAGGAGTTCGTGATCGCAGGTGTGCTGATTGCCACGCTCGCGTTCAGCCACCAGTTCGTCTTCAAGCGCGGTATCGCCAAGTCCGATGCTGCGTGGGTTGCCAAGTACAACGCGGCAGTGGACGACTTCAACAAACGCATCGACGCAATGAAGCAGTCGAGCAGCGAAGTGGCTGATGGCACCGACAAGAAGATCGAGAAGACCACGAACGCACTGGACCGTGAAGAGCAGCGTGTCGCCGACAAGGCCGCGCAGCAGGAGCGGGACCGCATCAAGTCCGGCACGATCTGCCCCAACACCATCGACTTGAACGGGAAGATGCCGCCCGAGTTCTTCGAGTCGTGGAACCGCATGAACGCCGCTGGCGCCCAGTCCAAATAAGGAGATAGACGATGAAAGCAATGATGCGTGTCGCCATGCTGGTGCTGATTGCACTGGTGCTGGTAGGCTGTAAGTCGGCAGCGTCCAAAGTGGTGCTGAACACCGGCAAGGAAACTCCGGTCTTGGTTGAGTCGCCCGTGAGCGGCAAGCCCCTGACCGAGACCAAAAAGCAGATCGAACTGGACGAACGCATGTTGGCGTTGTGCCCTGTGCCTCTGCCGCCGATCCAGATCATGAAGGGTCGCGCGCTGGATGCGCTGGGCATCAAGAAGGCGGAGACTGCCATCTACTACGACTGCGCCAACAGGCACAACGACCTGGTCAAGTTCCTCGCTGACAAGCTGGGCATCGTGCCCGGACCGAAGCAGTCGGCCAACGATCCACCTTCCGGTAAGTGAAACGAAAACGGGGCCCCTAGGGGCCCCGTTCGCGTATCCGTCTTTTGAACCGCAGGGTGTACGTTTGATAGTCGACCTTGAATCCCTTGAGCTTGAACTGTCCTTCGAGAATTGGCATCTTCAAGGTGTAGCCTGGCTTCGGCACGCTGCACGAACTGACGCACAGGGAGAACTTGAGGTTCTTGGCCGCACGGAGAACTGAGCGCGCTCGATCCCGCTCTACTCCTTTCGCAAGGCCGAGCTTCACGATCAGTACCGCATCGCCAACGCTCGGGAAATCGTATTCCAGGCTGAGGACGTCTTCACCCAACGTGGACGACAATTTACCGCTGGAATTGAACAAAATGGTCGAAAAAGTGGTCATTGCAGTGTTTGTACGAGAGGGACCAAAATACCACCCTTTTTCATCGAAGGAAAAGCGTCCGTGTGGCGCCTTTCCGCTTCCCTCAGGGCTTTGAAAACGTCGATTGGGAAGCCCTGCCGCGGAACGTCACGCCCCTTCTCCTGGAGCAACAGGTTGTCCATGTACTCTGGGAACTCCGGATGACCCCAGAACACCGAAAGGCTTTCTACGATATGCGGATACGGCATAAGGTGATTGGTAACAAGATCCTGTATTGCTTCGGGTATTTTGGCCATGGCAGCAGGCTCGATGTAGGATGCGTATGGTTTACAGAAACAGGAACGGGGCCCCTAGGGGCCCCGTTTGCATTTGCCTAGTTGTAGGCGATCACTCGCTCTGCGGACTCTTGCTGTACTCGGGCGGGGTGGAATCTTCTTCCTCGTATTCCTCCTCGCCTTCGGTGTCATCGACCGCAGTGGCATCGTTGGGATCGGTGTCGAACTCGACGCCACCCGACTTCTCTTCGCCAGCGGACGGCTGCTCGTGGTCAGCACCAACCTCTTCGGCGACCGCTTCTTCCAGCAGTTCAGTCTCGGCCGCAGCGCGACGGTCCAGGCTGTACTCGTTGTAGAAGGTGGCACCGCAGTTGTTGCAGCGTGCACCACTCAGGTCATCCACGATGCGGATCTTGCCGTCGAGTTCGATGGTGTCGCTCTCGCCGCCGAACGGCACGCAGTCGCCAGCGTTGCAGGTCGGGCACGGGTAGGTGGGCGGCACGTCATCGCCTTCCGGACTGACCGGGACCATCACGTCATCGTCGCGCAGTTCCATTTCCTGCATGTTCGACAGGTCGACGTCCTTGTTCTCCGGCAACTCGAAGTAGCCAGCGGTATCGACGTGAACCATCGGCACGGATTGACCACGTGCGGCCGACGGTGCAGTGCCAATGTCCAGTTCGACGGGATCGGTACTGTTGAAGCCCGGATCTTCCTGGGTGTCATTGACCTGATCGCCAGTCGTGCTGTCGATCTTGGTGTCCGACTGCTGCTGTTCTTCCTCTTCCTCGCCATCAGCCTCGATGGCCGGCAGCTGGTCGAACGTCGGCAGGCTTTCACCCGTCTGTTCCGCAGCGAAGGTCTGCACCACGACCGGCGCTTCCTTGCTGTCGGTCACTTCGGCAGTGAGCGTCAACACCAGCGGCTCCACGTCGCCACGCTTGCGCTCGGCACGAATCTCGATGGTGTAGGTACCGATCGGAGAACCGTTGCCGCCCAGTTCGGTGCCCGGCAGCTGATCGACGTAGAACGTCACGCGCTGGATGTTCTGGCAGATGTTGCCGTAGCCCGTGGTGTAGCTGTCCACGATATCCAGCACGGCGTCGTCACTGACCAGGTGGAAGGTGCCGTTGTTGAAATTGCCGTTGAAGCGCAGCAGTTCACCGTTCGGCGCCTCGATGGTCATCGTGAGGTCGTACAGGTCGGTGATGTTGTTGCCGTTGACCTCGTTCAGCAGCAGCATCGAGAACACCCAGGCCCAGTCCTTCTTGGTTGCGAAGGTGGAGTCCTCGAGGTCGATCGCGTAGACGCCTTCCTGCGACTCGAAGGTCTGGATCACACGGTAGAAGCGGATGGCAGCAGCCAGCTCCAGTTCACCGTTGTTGACCACGACCATGTTGTCAGCGGGGTTGCCAGTGCCGACCTTCAACGAAGGCAGGTTAGGCTTCAACGCCTTCTCGTTCGGCAGCACGTTGTACTGCGTCACGGGATCGGTGATGATCGACAGGTCGTGTTCCGCCTCTTCGTTCGGATCGGGCAGCGCCGGCAGGGGCGGCAACGGCAGCGGAGCGTTGTGTTCCGCGTAGTCGCTCACCAGCAGGCTGCTCACGTTCGGATCGGAACCCAGGTCGGCCCACTCGGGACCGTTGTCGCCCGGCGTGCGATGCTGGAACGTGCGCTCCTTCGGGTTGTACAGGACGGTGCCGAGCGGCGCACTGGCCAGCGGCTCTTCGGACACCACGAAGTTGATCGTGCCCTTACCGTCTTCGCTCATTACCGGGAACGCGATGGCGCCCTTGCCGCGATAGCCTTTCTGTTCGGCCAGCATGGCGAAGCGTGCGCCCAGCGAGAGCGCCGGGATATTGGAAATGGAACCGGTCATGCCTTTACCTCCTCTTGATCTTTCTTGGATTGGTCAACCAGCCAGCTCACGAAGCGCTTGGACAGGTCTTCCAGTTCGGTGTCGCTCAGCTTGTCCTTGCGTTCGGCCTTGGCCAGCTCTTCTTCGGACTCGTCGTGAATATCGTCATCCCACGAGGCCGACTCGGAGGCAGAATCGCCGCCGGAGAACTTGAAGCCACCGCCTTCAACAAACTTGGCGACGTAGTGGTGCATGGGACCCGGACCAGCGAGAGCGCCAATGCCTGCACCGACACCAACGACGACGATAGCGCTGGCGAGCAGCGCCAAGCCCTTGATGGCCTTGCGCTTGTCTTCATCGTCACCGGTGCCATTGAGCATACGCTTCATGCTGCCGAGCGTGGACTTGGACGCGCGCTGCTTCACGGCGTTGACAACCGGAGTGAAGAAGCCCTTCTTCTTGCTGGCTTCATGCAGCTGGTCGGCAGTCTCCGCATGGATCTGCGGCTCTTCCTCTTCCTCTTCCTCCTCTTCCTCGGAGTCGTTCTCGCTGTCACCGTCAGCGTCTTCGGTGTTGCCTTCGTTCGCTTCCTGCTCGGCATCCATTTCCGCAACGAGGTCGTCGAGCACCTTGTCCTGCTCGTTGGTGAGTTCGGGAGCAACGTCCTCGCCGGGCTTCAAGCCCTCTTCCTGACGCTGCTCGTTGGCCTTCTCGGCCTGTTGGTCCAACTCCTTGACGACACGTACCGCATCCTTGCCCTTGCCAGCGAGACGCTTGTTGGCGCGGCGCTTCTTCTCGACCTTGCGGCGATAGGCACGTGCGTACTTGCTGTTCGGATGACGTTCGAGGTAGGAACGCTTTGCCTTGGGCGACAGCGAACGCCACCACGAACTCTCCTTGGCACGCAACGGGCTTGCCTTGGATTCGACAGTCATCAGTCCGTCGTTGTCGAAGGAGAAGCCGATCTTGCTCGGTGCGAATGCGGGTGGCGTCGGCTCGTCCTCGACGATGGCGATCATCACACGACTGATCGAGGACTGCCCTTCCATTTCCTCGCTGATCGGCTCTTCCTCGTCAGCGAACATTTCGGGGTTCTCGACCTCGTCCTCGACTTCATCGTCCAGTTCGTTCAACTCGTCGTCGTTAAGGTCGTCGCTGATGACCGGGAAGGTGATGTTGGACATGTTGTGGTCGACGCCGGGCTTGGCCCAACGATTGGGCGCACGCCAACGCATCGGGTCGATTTCAGCGATGCGACCGCGATACAGGCCGGCGTTGTTCATCGGACGACCCGCACCAGCGATAGCCTCCAGTTCACCCGACTCCTGCAACTCCACAAAGCGAGCGGCGAAGTCGAAGATACGCTGGCTGTGAGCGAGACTGATCTGAGCATCGAGCGCGCCCAGTTCGGTGTTCAGCGCCTGCTGTACGTCCTCGCGCTGGTTGTTCTCGTTGAAGCACGACGAGACGTGCTGTCCGGGTCGGCAACGGCAACGCATCGGACTGTTGCGGGAAGCGCGCCGTGCATCATCCTTGGTGAAGAAGCGGGACGGACCCGGCATCGCACCTTCGGCGTCTGCACGCCTCGCAGCCTCTCGCAGCGTCTCGACGGGAATACCACGTGGACGAACAGCCTGACCCGTTTGGTCCAGCTCGCCGACAGGGAAGCCATTGAGCTTGAGGATGTTCGTGTGGATGACCTCAGCGCGCTCTTCCACGTTCTCGGTACGTTGCTGCTGGGCCTTCTGCATTGCACGGTCCCACAGTGCAAGCAGGAACTGGATGATGGACTCTTCCAGTTCGGGAGAGAGGATCTTGGACTGTTCGCACACGATGGTGTTCTCCTAGGTGCCGGTGTATGGCACGTACTTGGGACGCCGCTCGCGCAGTACCTTTACCGGATACTCGCGGCTGATCTGGAACAGGGAACGATTCCCGTACTCCTTCAATGGCGTCTTCGATTTGATGCTGTACTTCTCGACGTTGCCCCACCATCGGGTCGGGTCACAGCCTGCGGTGTTGAGGCACAGATTGCGATCCTTGATCGGGTTGCCGCCGTTGTAGAACGTGGCGAGGAACGCCATCTTGTTGTCGAGGTCAGCGGTCTCCCACTTGATCGAACCCCAGTTCACCTTGTTCTTGACCACGATGGCCATGATCTGCAAACGGGGATTGTAGCGATCTTCCCAGTCCCATCCGCGCAAACTGGGATGCTGAGTTTTGACCTCTGCCCACGCATCGAATCGCAGGCTGCCATCGGCACGCCATGCTTTCGTCAACTGCCCGAGCCCGAACCCGTACTCACGACTTGTCTTGAGTTCGGCACGTGGGTTCCAGCACTTGGAATGAGTGAGCGTGATGCACGACTCCTGCTCGATCTGAGCGGGGAAGTAGGAACGCATCGGCATGTCGGGCCACACTTCATCAATGGCAGCGATCACGTCCGGCATCAACTTCTCTGCATTCGCAGGAATCTTGGGAAGCGGCTTTGCAGGCTGCTTGACCTCTTCCGGAGGATGCACCTGTTCCGTGGCGATGGGCGTCGGCGTGGGTGCCGGCAGTTCGGGCTTCGGCGTCGGGATGGGCTCGGGCGGCATCGACACGTCGGGGACGTTGATACCGATTTCCTGCAACACAGGCTGTTCCTTTACAGCTTCCAGAACCTCACCCTGCACGTCCGAGTTGGCGCCAACCTGTTCCGCCAACTGCTCGCTCTGCTTCACTTCCTGGTCGACTTTCTTGGAGCAGCCAACGGTCATCAGCGCAGCGGCAAGCAGTACTCCGTAACGAATCTTCATGTCAGGTCCTTGCGTTGGATGATGTGCTTCAACGGCAAACACCGGCTGTAGAGCTAGTCCACAGCCGGTGCCGTATCGCTTACTTGAAGAAGTCCGCAGCCACCAGCATGATGGTGCAGATGACGAGGCAGAATCCGAAGAACATGATGGATGCGCCCTGCGCGGTCTGTGCAGCCTTCGCCGCCACGTCACCGAGCTTCACGTACGGGAAGAGGACCTTCCGCAGGAAGTGGCTGATCAGGGCGATGGCGAACAGGAAGCCGAACACGTACTTCACGACCAGCAGCGCGCTCCAGTCCGGTGCGAAGCACAGGATGCAGGCGAGGATGAGCGGGATGGTACGGAAGAACTCCTTGGTGAACCAGCGGCTGTTGGTGAGGTCGAAGTTCTTGATGAACTCCCGGATACGATCAAACATGGGTCTGCCCCTTGGCGTGGTTGGTGAAAGCCCTTTCGGACTGGTTATAAATTACGTTTCCCGGATTAGATCCCGGATGCGTTCTTCACGATGGTCGGGTTGAGGTTGATGACCAGGTTCAGGCCGGTGTTGGTGATGACAGTGCGCTTGACACGCGAGCCCACACGTGGCGCCTCGACTTCATAGCCATTCGAGGAACTCGGGATGACGGTATCATCGTCACCAAGCACCGCGCGGAAGCCATCTTCCGAACGCGACGAGAACTTGAAGTAGCTGTCGAACGATACCTGCAGGTCCAACGTAATGTCGGACACGCGCTGCGACGATCCGTCTTCCGGAGGATTGTCATCCGAAGGAGTCACGTAGCTCTGCGTGGAAGGTTTCGTGTCGTACACAGGTAGCAGACGAGAGTCCATCTTCTGCGTGCCGATATCACGTATGGCCATAACCGGAAGTGAGGCCCGCGTCATGTAGCAGCACGCGGGATTGATCTTGGTGGCACCAACCACACGCACCTCGAGTACGCGACGATCCAGTGGCTTGTTCGATACCGGAAGACCTTTCGAGAAGAGTCCCGGCATCTGGACACGATTCTGTGCAGAAGGCGTCCTGTCATACACTGGAAGGTTGCGCTGGTCAATGTTCATCCCGCCGTCGTTACGGCTGAGGCGTACAATCAACTCGGGCATTGTCCTTCTCCTTACTGCAGGTAGGCATCCACGTTGACGTTGCCGCTGCCGTTGATGAAGATTTTGATGCGCGTTGCAGCCGTTGCCGAACTGACGAGGGTCCGCTGCACGGTGCCGTCATCGAACGTCGCGCCCTTCAACACTACACGCATGGAGCGCGAAATGCGATCGCCCGCGAAGCTGTAGGCGTTCAGGTCCACGTCCTGCTCGACGGTGCTGCCCGAGTAGTTGATCGACACCGGATTGCCGACATACGTGACCTCGACGGTGGCGCTCAGGTCGAGATTGAACACGTACACCTTGCAGTCCACGTCCTCGACCCAGATCTGGCCAGAGGTGTCGAGGTGCAGGCGCGTGATGCCGGACGGGATACCGCGATACTGCGACACGGTGTAGCCCTTGGTCGTCGCGTTCCACGTCAGGATACCGAAGCCGGACGCGTTGTACACGATCAGGGTTTTGCCGTCGGCGCTCGCGGTGAACTGCGAGAGGATCACACCGTAGCCGAACGCATCGCTGTAGTGCTTCACGTAGGTCAGCTTCGACGGGTCGGTCGCGTCGATCTTGAAGACGACCAGCTGGTGACGCGCAACCGGAGTGTAGGATTCGGTGTCACGGGTCAGGATGCCGTTGTTGTGGCCGTAGCAGACCAAGAAGTCATCCGTGCCGTCCTTCACCAGCCACGAAGAAATCTGACCGCGCGTGGTAGTGGCATCCACGTCGCCAGGAGCCAGCAGAGTCAGACCAGCCGGCAGGCCAGTGATCGTACAGGTTGCCATGTTGACTTCGGGGTTGTAAGTCGTACCCGTACTCAGGACTGCAGGCAGATTCTTCGGCAGAACCATCATGCGGATCTGATACGTGTCATCTGCTGGGATGGTGTCAGGCATGTAATACACGCCCTCGACGTCCAGACCAACCGGCGACTTTGCCAGCAGCCCAGTAGGTGCACCAAACGTATAGCGCAAGGTGGTCGTCGGCTGATAGAAACGAGTCGGTGCGATCTGACCAGTCTGCGGATCAAACGCGAAGTAGCGAATGGCCTGTTGACTGATAGAAAGAAAGCTGTTCCACAGGATCGGATACACGACGAAGATCAAACGACCGTCGCCCAGCGTGGTCAGGTAGCGGAAGGCCTTGTTCGTCATGAACGCATCCGCGCCGCCGTTCGCAACCGAGGACTGACTGGAGTTCTGGGACATTGCGGCATGATTTGCCCAGATGTTGAACATGGACCACGCCCACGTCGTCTTGTCCACGTTGAGGATTCGCATACGCTGAGCCAAATCCGTGGTCGTGGTCGTAGCGCCACTAGGCGCGTATGCGACGGACATACGAACGTACACGAAGAACGTGGTTGCGTTCTCAGCGATGATCTGCGCGTGTTCGATGAAGTTCCACTGGTCCTGCTGGCGGTAGAAGTTGCCGGCGACGCGTGGAATGGTGCTCTTGAACGCTACGTCGTTGGCGTCGGTAACCTGACAGATGGAGTCGGTCACCATGACGAACTTCTGGCCAGCAGTCGGGCCCGACGTCGAAGTGAACACACCGCCGGCAGGTCCCATGCCTAGCAGGAACTGCGCACCGGCAAGATGCACACCCATGTTCTGGTCGATGTTGAGGAACTTGGCGCTGTCGCGGATGATGGTGCCGCCTGCGCCCTTGAGACTGAGCGCAGAGGATTCAAAGGGGACAGGGCATGGGTTGGCACGGTCGAAGCCAACAGGAGTCATATCGCGCCTGGCGAGTTGACCACCGAACAGGTAGTTGTCACCCAGATCGACGATGTTGCGCAGTACGGACGGCAGCTTGTATTGGGCGCGGGGAAGGGAAGCCATTGGTTACCTCACAGAACTTTGAAAGTGACCTCGAGACCCGGATCCGAGTCGAGGCGGTAAGATGCGTACGGCTGGGGAATGCTGATCGGCGTGTACTCTTTGTTGAGTTGCACCGTCTCCAGGGTTTCTTCACTTCCCTTGTCGACCAGCAACAGGGTCTTCGCCTCCTGCTGCGGCTTGTACACCAGTGCAGACAGGATAAGACCGTCACCGACATGGTTCGCAACGTCGATGACCTGATAAGTGTCCGTGTCCAGCGTGATCGTCTTGACGGAAGAACCGCCATCACTGCCGACAGGCTTCCATTCACCGTTTGAGCCCACATACAGACCAGGAGCAAAGTCTCCGGACTGCTGACTGAGGAACACGATCTTTGCCGTGTCACTGGCGGGCGGCTGCGGAAGAACCGCAACGGGAACGAACGTAAGGCTATCGTGAAGCATGGCTGTCTCCTTTTGTGCTGATTAGAAATTACGAACTAGGGAGTAGCCACAAGCGAAGGGCCGGCTGAGTTGAATGCCCAGCCGGCCCGATGCGTTACAGCTTGTCGGTGTCGAGCACCACGTCCGGATCGTCGATCAGTTCCACCACCTCGAGGCCCTTGATGTTCACGGGTTCGCGGGTGGCGATGTAGTCGAGACCGTCGATGGTCGTGCGGTAATGATCCACGGTCATGACCGGATCACCAGTCACGAGGTAGTAGTTCAGGCCCGGATCGAAGTAGTTGTGGATGATGCTGCGTGCAACCTTTGCCATGGTGACTCTCCTTACTCGCTAAAGGAAACGAAGTTGGCGTACTTCGAGTCCAAGTTGAGGTTCTGTTCAAAGCCCGCCGCGATGCCCTGATAGGTACTCAGTGCGTCGATGGAGAACTGTGGTGTGTTGGACGTGTCGCCGAAGCGGAAGAACTCCTTCACGTCGCCGGGTGCTGCGTTGCCCAGAGGGTTGTCGAAGATGCCCATGACGTTCTGGGTAGAACGGTACGGACTTTCGGCAATCACCTGTTCACGCTTTACACTCTGCATCCCAGAAATGTCGTACTGGATGTTGATACGACCGTACTCGGGATACGCAACGAGAGTGGCCATCTTCTGCTCGCGGATGCCCTCGACGAGACCAAGATCAGCCATGAGTGCTTACTCCGGAATGGCGAAGCGGCCGCCGCCAGTTGTTGCCAGGATGTAATGGTTGCGGGTCTCGACGCCGTTCGGATCGTAGAAGCCGTTTGCATCGACGCGCATACGGATCTTGTCCATGTTGGCGCCGGTGTTCAGCGACAGCAGCTTGAGACCGTACACACGTCCACGAATCAACTGCTGGTTGTAGTCCACGCTGTACGGCGTGAAGGCCATCGGATAGCCCGACGACGACAGCTTGTTGGGCCCACTCGGCAGGCAGTTCAGCAGGCTGGCTGCGAAGCTGCGGGTCTGACCTGCGATGGTCGTGATACCCTGCGAGTTGCTGGCGCTCTGACCAGTTGCACCAGTCACAGCCTGACGCGGGAACGACAGGCAATGCGGCAGTTTGTCCGACGTGTTGTAGGTGTTCGACGTGACGGCGAGCATCATGGCGCCCTGCGCGAGCGCGAACAGCGGGAACTGACCGGCAACTTCTTCCGGATTGTCCTTGCTGATTTCCACGCAGCCGACGAAGGCCTGACCGATAGAGGCGCCCCAGGTTTCATCGGCACGTCGCACGGTCACGATTGCGTATCGCGCGCTGCCGAAGACGAACACGGTGCTGCCCGCGGCGGCACCAACGTCCATCGCCATGTACTGGGCGTTCGCACCCCACGCGAAGGAGATATTGGTCAGCGCCGTGCCGTTCCAGCCTTCGCCGACGTTGAAGGCGATGTTGTTGCCGGAGGCGAAGATGTTGAGGAACTTGTACGTCACGCCGTCCACACACGGAGCGCGCAGGACGTAGTTACCGGAAGCAGGCGTTGCCGCGACTTCTTCCCAGCCCATGGACGTCAGTGCGTTCTTGATGGCGGCAGCGACCTCATTGGTCGTGGAGTTGGGTGCGACGGACAGAGCTTGCGAACGCTCACCCAACGGATTTACGGTGACAGTCATCTTGAACTCCTGTTGGGATTAAGCCGGAATGGCGAAGCGGGCACCCAGCGCACTCTCGGTGAGGACGTAGTGCTTGGTGTCCACGCCAGTCGGCGAGTAGAACTGGTTGCTGTCGCACTTGATATCCACGGTGTCGAGCATGGAGCCGATGTTCTTGCCCATGAGCTTGATGCCGTAGAAGCGGCCACGCACGTTGAAGTTCGCAGCGGTGCCGAAGCCCGAACTTACCGCATACGGCGTGAAGGCAAACAGGTTGCCTGCGGCAGAGAGCGGATTGGGCACGGCCGGCAGCTGGTCAGCGAGACGTGCGCTTGCCGACTGGGACGACGTACTGCCAGCAATGGTCGTAACCGTGTTCGATGCCGAGGCGTTCACTGCGGTCTGCCCACTGATGGTACGCGGATAGGAGAAGCAATGCAGCGCCGATGCGGAAGTGCACAGACTGCCGACGAAGCCCGGACCACATGCCCATGCGGCAATCGGGTTGGCGCCGTCAACCTCATCAGCGTTGTCCTTGCTGATCTCCAGCACGCCAGTCCAGGACAGACCGGTTGCTGCTCCGAACACGCCGTCCGAAGTACGCGACAGCATGATGAAGTAGCGGGCAGTGACGAACAGGAACATGCTGCCGCCGGATGCGAGCGTCAGACGCTGCCAGTAAGCAGCAGTAGTACCGAAGTTCGCAGCGTTGGTGCCAGTCGAAGTCGTTTCGTTCCACGACTCCCAGACCTGCATCTGGATGGAACCGTTGCTCGACGTAGAGTACGCCAGTTCGAGGTACTTGAAGCCCACGCCGTCCGCGTTGCGGGCACGCAGCACCAGACGCTGACCAGTAACCTGATGGTGTACCGTCCAGCCATGTGCAACTGCGAAGACGCGGATGGCGGCGAGGATTTCGTCAGCCGTGGAGCCTGCGGTGTAAGCAACAACGCCCGAGTTCGGCCCGAGCGTGGTAGTGGTGATAGCCATGAATCAGTCTCCTGTTAGCCGACGTCGGCGATGTAGTCAATGCGGACGCTCAGGTCCTTGCCGTCACCAGCCAGAACTGCCAGCGTGATGTAATCGGTGGTCAGCAGACCCACGTCGAGTGCGGCCTGACCCGATTCGTGTGCGCCGATGGCAATAGTCGGCTTGTCCGTCGGGAACATCGTGGCGCCGTTCTTCTTCACGTCCACCTGTACGGCAGTCATGTTCGGAGCAACGTCGATGAAGGCCCGCACACCCTGGATCTTGCACTTGAACGGAGGGTACCAGCGCACGCCGGTCGTGAACTGAACCACGTCACCCGGAATGGACGCGTAGATCGAACGCGGCATGGGTGCAACCGAGGACACCTGCTGGTCAACGTAGGTCTTGTTCGCTGCCTGATTGGGCAACGTCGGTGCAGCAGCCAGACCGAGTGGGCCAGTGAGGTCACCGCCAGTCTTGGACAGACGCGCATCCAGCTGGGCCTGCACCGGAGAGGTCACGCCAGAGAGGCGACCCATTTCGGCAGCAGTCACGTCGCTGACCGCGACCTTGCCCTGTGCGTTGGAAATCAGCGCGCGATTGGCTTCGACGTTGGTGCCCACGATGGTGGATGCGGCGCCGTTGACCTTGTCCTGCTTCTTCGCCATCTCGGTAGCGAAGTTGTCGTTCAGGTCGATCAGGTTCTC